ACATGCCGGTGTGGCGGAATTGGCAGACGCGCACGACTCAAAATGCGGTTTACCATTCCGATGACATAAACGTTAATATGACGGGCGATCTACGTTTTGTAGGTCGCCTTTTCGCGTTATATGCGTAAGATTCCGTTGTTTTGTCGCCGACGAATAAAATTCGGAGGTGCAGCGATGGCACGACGGTCAAATAAGTTAGTAACCGATCAAGCATCGGACAAGCCAGAAATTGAATTGACGGATTTTGAGACGGCTTTTAATTCATTTATACGCGAATGCAAACTGAAGAACTTATCGAAACACACCGTTAAGTATTATCGCGATGAATTACTCGCATTTCGTACTATGCTTGAACGGCAGGGAATTTCGACTAAGCCCGGCGATATGACGCTGAAAATTATTAAGGAAAACGTTATTGTCTACATGATGGAAACGTTAAATCGAAAGGAAACTTCGATCAATACGCGGCTGCGGGCGATTCGAGCGTTCTTTAATTTCCTCGAAAAAGATCGTCAAATTTACGAAAATCCAGTACGTGAACTTTCGCTTTTGAAGCAGAAGAAGGAAATCGTAGAAACTTTCTCACGTGACCAATTAAAAGATTTACTGCGGCAGCCGGATTTAGGAACGTTTACTGGCTTTCGCGATTATACGATCATGCTCTTACTTATTGAAACCGGTGTACGAGTTCGGGAGTTGACGGATATTTGCGTTAAGGACATTCGATGGGAAGATTCGCAAATAAGGATCGATGGGAAGGGGTATAAAGAGCGCCTCGTACCGATACAAGCGACGATGAAACGCCAGTTAAGGAAGTATGTACAAATACGCGGAGATGTACCGAACGAGGCTTTATTCGTTACAATAGATAATACTCCGTTGACAATTCGCCAAGTACAAAACCGTTTAAGAAAGTATGGACGAAAGGCGAATATAAAAAACGTCAGATGCTCGCCTCATACATTCAGGCACACCTTTGCGAAAATGTCCGTTCAAAATGGAGCCGATGTCTTTGCGCTTCAGGCCGTTTTAGGACACACAAGCCTCGATATGGTTCGAAATTACGTTAATCTATTCAGTAGTGACGTTATGGATGCTCACAAGAAATTCAGCCCCGTGGAGAAATTATTTTAACCTCGTCTTTTTAGGCGGGGTTATTTTTTTTTCGCCTAAAACGCTGTCCGATCCGAAAAGTTTATACGCAACTATTATTGAACGCAGAAAAACGTGTGCCAATCCGAAAGTGACTTCGCAGTTATTTATGACAACGGAATTTTAAAAACGGTGTCCATTTCGGAAAGTCATTACGCAGTTATAAGCGATGGCGGAAAAATTTCGAGTTTATTGTGCGGTTTTGAAAGTTCGCGGGTATTATTTTGTGAAGGCTACAGCGGGGAGTTACTAACGCAAAGGAGGCGGTTGTCATATTACCGAAAATGAGGATTACGGGAGCAGCAGCGGAAATGATCGTAGTAAGCGATCTTATATTGAAGGGCTACGAGCCGTACTTGCCTACGATGGGGAATACGGAATGCGACATGCTCGTTGAAAAAGACGGAAAGGCTTATCGGGTTCAGGTGAAAAGCGCGTGTTCAGAAGACGGTGAAAAGGTAAAATTCGATATCACCCGTCCAAGCGCTTCGAGTAAACACTATAGTAAGGACGATTTCGACATTCTTGCGCTACACGACTTTTACTCCGGAAAAACGGCGTATCTAGTTTGGCGGGATCTTCCGCATAAGAGGAGCATTACATTAAGGTATTCGAATACAGTCGGCAGCAACGCTTTTGTAGGTGCAAATGGACGTTTGTTCTTCGATGACTACTTAGAATTTCCGGAGATCGTTACGAAAGAGATTGCGGGGTGATAAACGGATGACAAACGAAGAACGGGGCGTTTTGGATTTACGCGAGCACAAATTCGCGCAAGTAGCGAGCAGCGTATTGGTCGACGTCAAGATTCTCGACAAGAGTGCGCAAAAGCTCGTTTATACGATGTTGTCGATGCACGCGGATAATCACAGCAAGCAGTCGTTTCCTTCGATCAAGACGCTGGCAGCCGAATGTTTCTGCTCGGAGAATACGGTCCGGGAGGCTTTGCGGAAGTTGAAGGAAGTCGGATTGATCGATATTCGCGAAAGAAGGAGCAAAGAGAGCGGTCAATTATCGAACCTGTACGTTCTGCTTCCGATACCGAAAGCGTTCGAAAATGAAGCCGGGGGTTCATGAGGTGAACCCGTCCCTTGCTCAAACGACAGACGAACTATACTCATTTACTATACGCATTATCTATACTCAATTAAATAATAGCGCTCAATTACATTCGCGCAGATATTCTTACTAAAGATATATCGCGATTAATAACATCTGCAAGAGTGAGCATATGCGAACGATTGCTAGGTCTTATTAATAAATGAAAGGAAGAGGAGGCGATGTGAGAGTGGGAGGTTTTATTGTTTTATTAGTAGGAGGAATTATTGGAGGGATTCTCGGCAGGCGAAACAATGAGACATTTCTCGGATTTTTCTCGGGAATGGCAGTTGCTGCGCTATTGACTCTCGTACCCTACGCTGCTAGTGAGACGGAGACGGTTCCAGTAGTCGAGAATCCGATCTATGCGCTTAAAGATGGAGTTCAGGTCGAGGGTTCATTCTTCATAGGGACTGGAACATTCGAAGAAGAACAGTACTTTTTCTATGTAACGAATAAGGATGAAGGAAAGACAATTGATAAGCAGCTCGTCAAGGATTCTACGCTTATTGAAGATAATGGACGTCACCCGAAGATCGTTAAATGCGATGAGAAGTTTAAGTCCAAGTTCGCTCGATTTATGTTTGGAGAGTACAGGGGGGATACCTCTTATAAAATTTATGTACCGGAAGGAACAGTTACAACAGACTTCACAGTCGATATGAAATAAAGACAAGGTAATCGATTCTTTTCAAAACAAGTTTAACGAAGGAGCTGACGAAGTTGACGGAAGTACAAACGAATGACCTGAAGTCGACAATCGAATTTTTACTCGACAATATGGAGCTAGTCGCCCGCCAAGTCGAACTGAACGCGGTCCTGATGCGAAAAGGAAAGGACGCCCTTATTCGCGCAGGATTCACCGAAGACCAGGCGTTTGAAATTATCAAAGCGAGAGGAGCGATGCTGTAATGCCGATTGAAATCCCGATTTCCCCCGATTACAAACTCATGTCAGACGAACGCAATATCATCGTCAATGAACGCTATTTCACCGATCCAACGAAAGCGCCGAACTGGCCGAAGCGGCTTGCCGAAAATCCCGACCTGGATCCGTCACCGATCGCACGTTGGCGGGAGGTCGCGTACTTCTCATCGGTAGATCGCGCAATCATGTTCGTCATGGATCGGCGGATTAAATTATCGGACGCCAAGACGCTGGAAGAGCTCGCACGAATTATACGGGAATTTCGCGGGGAATTAGCGGCTTTTCTGACGATCGAGGGTAATCGTAAGGGCTGACGTTGGAAGGGCGAAAATACACGAAATGGGGGCGTTAAAATGGCGGACGAAATCGCAGACCTACGCTGTACTGTAGCCGAATTGATTGCGGAAAACGAGCAGTTGAAGGAAGAAAACGAGCGCTGGGCAAGAGAACTCGCGGCTATTCGCGATATGCTGCCGAAAGATTACGGATTCGAGGAAGGCACACTCGAATATGCGGTAGCTTATCCGGAGGGCGTAAGAGACCTCGTAAAGCAAACGGTCGAGCGGATGAAGGCTTCCGATGAATTCCACAAATATCTATACGAAGAGTGCGACGAATACAACGTTAAACTTATTAAAATGCTCGCGGATTGCTTGCCAGCTTTGGACGAAAGTAAGACGGACTATACGGAATTATCAAAAGAGATCCGGGAGATATACGAGGCATTCTCAGTATAAGGAGGACGGAAGATGAGCGAAATTAACAAGCCGGTAATTACGAAGGAGCAGGCGGATGCGTTACTTGGGCTATACGCAGAGGAATGGTCGAGGGAGGACGTTCTGGAATACCATGTAACGCGTGAGTGGACGGACCGATTTAGTCCGTTAAATGATCTCGACATCATGACGCTCGCGGCCGCATTAATCAACGGATATGAAGTCGAAAAGACGCCGGAGGAGAAGGTGCGCGAGTATTACGAATCTTACGGGGGTTCACCTAGCGCAATGGAACGGAAAGAAGCCGTTCAAGATACGCTCGACCTACTAGGAATTAAAATCGAAGGGGTGAATGCGTAATGAGACCGACATCGATCGAACTTAATACGTCAATGACGAAATTGAGACTCGGCGTATCTGAAGAACTTTATCCGCATGTATGGACGCTTATCCGGGAAATCGAAGCTTTGCGTAAGATTAACGAAATGGGTGACGAAAATGCCAACGACAGATAAACCGGTATCCAAATGGAATGTGCGCGACTTTCAATCGTACTTAAAAGCGGAGCATGAGCGGCTGTACGGCGTCCCATACGTTCCGATGCCTACTCGCGAACCATGGAAGGCCGAAGCGGGAATGCTCGGGCGCTGGGTCGGGACGAAGCGGAAGCCAGGCGAATACGGGCCGGAAGTAACGAAGCGATTCATCGATCTGTGCTTTGCGGAATATAGGCCGACGGCAGAATGGCCGGGCATCAGCTTCGGATTTATGCAGACGTATATGGGACGGAATTTGCAGCGGGCAGTTGCGGAAATCAGGGCCGAAGAAGAGGCGCAACAAAGGCGGGAGCAGCAGGCGGAAATCGGCGACGACTTTTATTAAACGGGGGATTGCGAGATGACTGAAATGAAAAAGTATGTGCGGATTAAGAAGGCGCCAAGTAAATCTAGTTGGTATGCGAATAAAATCGGTCAGGTGTTTGAAGTTGATCGCGAAGGATACACATATTTAATACGAAAAGGACCGCACCACCTGACGGCAATTCGAAAAGAAGACGCCGAACTCATCGTCACAGAAAAGCGTCCGGCCAAGGTTGGCGAGCGTGTCTTGATTATCGACGATTTCAACGAACCAATGTACGTTCTTCACGATGTAGTTCCGGTTATAGGCGGTGGTGATAAACACGGAGTTGCAGTGCGAAAGCCTGATGCGCCGCCGATATTTTTAAACGATGAGCAGTACGAAGTCATCGTCAATAACGAAATTGAAAACGAGGAGGCTGACGGAATGGAAAACGTAGAAAAACGATATGAAGCTGCGGTAGAAAATGCGAGAGATGCAATCGAAGAAGTACGTCTGGCCGCTTACGCAAAAGGATACGAAGATGCGAGACGTAAGTTGATGGCGCAGGCTCCTGTTGGAAAGACAGCACAAGAACGCCGGGATGAAATCGTTGAGCAGGCGAAGGCGGATATCGAAGGATTAAAAACAGACTATTCCTACGCAGTACTAGATTCAAATAACACCGACCATCCCCACTTTTGCTTTGCGGAGTTTATCGTAGATAGCGAAAAACGAACCATTGTAGCATTATTACGCGGCAATTATTCGTGTAGAGTCTACGCAAGAGGGATCGCCAAGGCCGCCCCGGACGATTGCTTCAACGTCCATATCGGAAAGGCTATCGCTCTCCATCGCGCACTTGGACTCGAAGTACCTGACGAATATCTTAACGCACCGCAGCCGACTGAGGTTCGTGTGGGGGATGTTGTGGAATGTGGATCTCTTAAAGATGTAAGACATGTGAAAGTTGTTGCGGACGGTGAATACATCGGTACTGGACTAGATAAAGCCGTGATCTCATCTATAACAGTTAAGCATCGTCTTATACGAATCATTGACGACAGCCGTACGGAGGTGGGCGAATGTCTTTAAAGTATACGATGAGTCAGGCGGAAATCGTCGAAGCTATGATGCAGTGGCTTCAGCGGAAAGGGTATACGGTAACTAACGGAAAATTTGTAGTCAACCAATGGGACCACGAAGTTAAAGCGGAGTTTACTATCCACAAGAACTAACGAAAGGAGTGAACGCCATTGACTAACGAAAGAAACTGCGTCCTGGCTAACGGATGCAAAGCGGCCGGGACGTCATCTTGCACGAAACACTGTACGTTTTTTATCGGAATGCACGGCGCGTCAGGCAACGGCGGCCGGTCTGCGGCGGCAGGATTACCGCGAGAATATCGTCTGACAACGCTCGCCAATTCGCCAGCCAGAGCGGATCAGCCTGCGGTATATAAATCGGTTGAAAACTACGTCAAGACGTTCGATCGCCAATTTGAACAAACGGAAGGCTATATCGAACCGGCTGACCGGATTAAGTCGTTGTATCTCTACAGCGCGAACTCCGGAACCGGCAAGACGACGACAGCGGCGGCGCTCCTTAACGAATGGATGCGCGTTCATTACAGCGGATCTTTGCGGAGAGGTTTAACGCCGTTACTGCGTCCCGCCTATTTCCTCGATGTGAACGAATGGCAGACGGAATTCAACCTCGCAACCATGACGAATGATGAGGACGGCCTAGCGGAATTTCAACGTAAGATGACGCTTGCGATGTCGGCTCCTTTTGCGGTACTGGATGACGTAGGGGTGCGGGATTGTACGCCAGCTTTTCGCGGATATCTTCACGCAATAGTTAACGCAAGGGTGACGAATCAACTTCCGACAGTCTATACGAGCAATATCGCTCTCGGACGACTTTCGGATGTGTTCGGGGAGAAAAGGCTTGCGGACCGGATCGGGGATTTGTGTTGGGTGAGTGAATTCGTAGGCGAATCGAAAAGGGGGCTGCGGAGATGAAAACGGACATCACTTTCGGAGACCTGGTCGCAGTAGACGGGTACCCTGACCGTATCTTCTTCGTTGATTCGCGCCGAGACGTTAAGGAAACGGATGATGCCGGCGTCTCTACCTACGTTGAGTTCGATTTGACAGACGCAATTCACGGCGAATGGATTCTCGCTGATGCGAATGACATCCGCCTAGTCTGCCGCAGTCAGTATGTTGACGAATATCTTGACGGAGTTGAATATAAAGGCACTAGTTTTGTAGGCAAGCAAATAGGGTCAAGTAGTTATGCGGGTTTGGAACATTGGAAAGGCAGAATCGAAGTCATCGGCGACGTATATCGAAATCCTGAATTATTGGAGGCGGCGGAATGACACAGCTTCACTATCGCGTGTGGGACGGAGAACAAATGCATTATTGGGATGATGAGGGGATAAGCCTGACGATTGAGGGAAGCAACTGGTTTTTACATCATGAAAGAATTGGATACATCGCAAGCAGTGAAGAAGTGGGCGCAGCGCTCATGTGGGGAACCGGTTTAAAAGACAAAAACAGCCGGCTGATGTATGAAAGGGATTCTATTCGAGATAATGACGGTTTCCTTTGGAAAGTTTATTGGGAAGATGGTTCATTTTGGGCTAAGGGTGGAGAATTTAACTCAAGAGAACAGCTTATAGAATTTGCTCCAGATTTTTGTGAAGTCTATCAAAATCCCGATCTATTGGAGGCGGCGGAATGACGGAAGATATTATTTGCCCTAGCTGCGGCGAAAGCGAATTAGAACTATGGCATATGGATATTTATGAGTGCCCAGAGTGCGGGGTCATGATTCCAAGTGAAGTATTGGAGGCGGCGGAATGATGTCTGAAAAAATAATTGATGAAGTAAATTATTTAATGACTTTGACTGGTGATGAATTAAACGAATTATTAATTAGTGAAAAATATAATAAAGCAAACTTGCGCGAGCTGGTGAGACGGACTTTGAAGGTTGCAAATGAGTATAAAAAAGCCTTTGAGTACGAGATAAGCGAAGAGAAAAAAGAAACTGATGAATCTTTAAAGCTTTATGAGCGAACGGGGGAGCCGAAATAATGTACCGGCTACTCTATCCGTTAAAGTGGGCGTTTGACGCGCTTGATTGGGCGTTCTATTACATCGGAGTTGCTGCGGACTTCATTTCGGGAATGTTCGAGAGCGCAGCCGACTACTTCCGCATTCGAATTGAAATCGCAGAGCAGGCGAAAAGGGGCGTACGAGTCATTTACGTTAAGAGAGTGAGGAGGGATCGCGGATGAACTACGGTGTTTTAATGCTATCGAAGGTGATCGAACAGAACGATCCGAACGCGCTACTGCGCTTTAATATTACGGCCGAGGATCTGCCGACGGAAGGCGAACGCAAGGCACTCCGATACATCACGGATTACTCAGAGAAGCACGGAGGCCAAGCGCCGACGGCCGAGATGGTGGCGAACGAGGTGCCGGACTTCCAGCCGGATTTTAATATCGAGGCAAATTACGATTACCTTGCGGAGAAATTGCGGAAACAGGCAGCGTTGCGAGAGTTCGTTGATATTGCGGAAAAGGAGCTTCCGGAACGGTTTAGCGAAGCGCAAGATAATCCGGAAGAATTATTTTCATGGTTGACGGAAAAAGTCGAAAGTCTTAAAATAAGAACAAACGTTCGTAGTTCGGTTGGCACCAATATCAAAAAAGATATCGACAAATTCAAAGCCGAATACGAAAACCGCAAGGCTGGCGAGTCTTTCCGGATCTGGCGTAGCAAATTCGACTTCATAAACCGAGCCATGGGCGGCTATGTTTCGTCGAACGTGTACGTTATTTATGGGAAATCCGGACGGGGAAAATCGGCCATTGCGTTGGAGGAAGCGATTAATTGCGCGATGCAGGGAGCGAACGTTCTAATCTGGTCGATGGAGATGGGATGGTACGAAGTTCTCGTTCGTCTCTACGTTTCCATTTCGGCAAGCATTGGCGTGACAAAAGCGAATCTAGACGGCGTCGATATTGAGGCGGGATTTAACTCGCGAGATGTTCGCCAGGGCAAGCTGTCCGACGAATTCGAAGCCGGCTTTATGGAGTTCCTCGATAAGATGAACGAAATTATCCCGGGGAACATCATTGTCCGCGCGGTAGACGATGAGGACTTTGATTCCCGGAAACTCCGCGACCTAAAGGCGGATATCCTCGAAACGAAAGCCGACGTCGTGCTAATCGACCCTTTTTACTATTTAGATTACGAAAAGAACACGTCAAAGACTGCGGGTGGAGACGCGGCCGAAACATCGAAGAAACTCCGCCGTCTGGCCGGCCAAACAAAAACGACTGTCTTTGCGCTAACCCAGGCGGAGGAGGGCGAAGGGAAAGACGCTGACTCCGAATTAAAGTTGCCGCAGCGTAAGGACGTCAAGAAAACGAAAGCCCTACTCGAAGATGCTGCGCTATTGATTGCGGTGGATACGAACGCAGAGGAAGGGCGCGGGCTGATCGGTCTAAATAAAGGCCGGGATGGAGGCGAAGGGCAGCGCGCTGAGATCGTTTACTTGCCGCAGTTCGGCGTCATTAAGCAGCTAGGAGGAGCCGAAGGATCAGCGGATCAGTTCGATTTCTAAGACGATGGAATTTATCGGATAACATTGTCAACATTTACCGCAGAAAATTCTGAATACTTTCGACAAAATACGATGGAATTTTTCGAAATCAGGGCGTAATATATAGAACAATCCGGTCTAATTAGGACGAAAGGAGTGATACGAAAGTGCCGATTTTAACGTTAAATGGCCGCCAGGTCGACGTCGATATACGATATGAACTCGAACAATTCGAATGGACGCGGCCGACCTGGACGGACGAGCGCCTTCTGGCCGCCAGTCCTTTCCGTTATGACAGGACGCCGAGCTTTTACGTTTACCTTGACGATACGGCGTCCGCAAAGGCCGGCTATTGGGGCGATAGTGGTTATTATGACGCAGAGTATGCACGGGGTGGCTTCGTTAAGCTGCTGGCGTTTTTGCGCGAAGAAACCGAAGAAGAAACGATCGAATACCTGATCGATGCGTACGCGCCGGAGTCCGAGGACGGAAAACTCACGCTCAGGCTGCCGAAGCTGAAGATCGCAAAGAATCGAGAACCGTTGAGCGAATCGATTCTCGACGGCGTTGATCCGGGGCCTAACGATTATCTGAACGGTCGCGGAATTATGCCGGCTGTCCAACGTCTAATGGGCGTTGGAATGGCTGGCGGTGCGGTTGCGCTTCCCTGGCGTCTTCCGAACGGTCGGCTCGCCAACGTAAAGTATCGGTCAACCCGGGGCAAGGCGTTCTGGTACGTCAAAGGCGGCTGGCCGATACGGGACCTTGTTTACGGAATGAATGTCGTGTATGACCGGCGGCTGACACGTGTTGTCTTATGCGAGGCGGAGATCGATGCGCAGTCGTGGATGACGGCGGGAGTTCCGGCGATCGGGACCGGTGGATCTTCGTTTAACCAACGGAAGGCCGATATTATCGTCCAGTCTCCGATCGAACACGTAACCATCGTGACGGATAACGATAAGGCCGGCGAGAAGTTGCGGGCGGAGGTCGAGCGTTATCTGTACGGGAAAGTCGGACTGGCACACGGATATATTACGGAAGGAAAGGATGCGAATGAATTCTTGCTTGCGAAGGGGAGAGCGGAGTTGAAGACGGTGTATGAGCGTGCGGAGGACGTGAAGAAGTGGCGGGTGAATTTACAGTACGGGAATACCCGTACTAAAGGTCGGCGGAGGTTATATTAACCCTCCGTATTATTGCCGGATACCTCGGACCATTCGTAAAGATCTTCAGGAACACAACCAAGTACATGAGCGATATTATAAGCGCGCTCGATGCTCGGTATGTTGCGAAGGCTTACGTAGTCCGTAATGTGCTGTTTTGTTAAACCGACTTTAGCTGCGAGTTGAGTCTGATCAATACCGCGTTTATAGCAAAGTTCGGGTATCCGGCATTTGCCGACCTTAAACGTAACAAACACCTCCCATCATTAAAGGTGTCCGTAATATTTTATTATAACCGTGCATTTATTTCCATGACTAGTCTTTAGTTATTTTTATAACCTTTTCTACAGGAACATCGAGGAGAGTGCAGATTTTCTCTAATGTCCCGAGTCTCATTTTAGAATCACTTACCTTGTGATTCTTCAATATTTTAGCTTGGGTTGAAGAACTCATAACTTGTCTTAAATCACTCATCTTCATTCCTTTTTCTGAAAGTGTTTGTAGAAGCGGGGAAAAATCGACCATTATAATCCTCCTGAAAATTCATGTTTACATACGTAAACAATTCATTTATAATCTAATTATACTTAACAGAGACAGAAAAGTCATTCATTTAATTAATCGGGGTGGTTCAATTGGATAAAGTCAGACATTTTCTTTTTGATAAAATTTCTGATAGAGATGATTTAAACGACACTGTCATTGCTTCCCATTTAAAACTTTCCACAAAACAAGTAGGCAACTTGCGATCCGGCAAAAGAAAATTAACCCTTAGAAGTATCCTCGTTCTTTCTCAATTAGTTGTTCCTGGAAATTATCGCGATTTTATGAGAGACGTATGTCCAGAATTAGTTGATAGTTCTGATTGTATCAGAAAAACGTTCGAATATGCTGCGATTACCAGAGATAAAAAATTACTTGACCAACACCTTGAAAATCATCAGCACGAGAAAAGGAATATAATCGAGAAATACGTTAAAGTTTACACTTTCATTAGTAACTATCTGCACGGAAAAATTCCATTCCACCTAATTGAAGATGAACTATCCAAACTAACAAATCTAAATGACCCGATACTAAAAATACTAGTTGATATTTATTCCTGCATTGCATTGCTACAAAAAAGGCAATTTTCTTATGTTATAGATAAGGCGACAGAGTTAGAGCTCCAAATCAAGAAATTGAACGACAAGTCACATCTTTTTCTTAAGGAGTGTTATTCTTATCGGATATCTGAAGTGTTAGCGTATGCGCATCTTTTTCTGAATAATCTAAAACAAGCAAGACACTACGCTAATATTATGTATAACGCTAATATAAACGAGAGGATTAATTCTGATGCTCTCTATATAATAGGCATGACGCACCTAGCCTCTGACGAAGAGGCGTGTCTAAATTATTTAAAGCGAAGTATTGAAGTTGCGAAAAGAACCAAGGAAGACCGATTGGTGGGATATGCGACGTATAACTACAACTTCGCAAGAATTCTTTTGGATAGAGACGTCGAAAATGACGCGCCAGAAGTCTTAAGGGTTATGCAAGAGTATAAGGAAGGTCGTATTTCTTTTGAAAAAGCAGATAAAGAAGTTCGTGATACAAACGATCCTGATCTGGTAGGATATTTTGAAGCGATTTCTGGAGGAAAAGAAAATCTTTATAAAAAGTTTTGTGATTTCGTGTCCAACTCTAACCTTTTCTACGCAACTATTATTGTAAGGGAGTTAGCGAAGTCAGGAGAGCAGACTGATTTCGTTGATTCTCTAACAAAGAATCTTAAATTCACAAGAGAAGAAAAAGGAGAGGTTGTTTTTGAAGAAGACTTTATTAGCTGTTTTAACGTTGGCATGCGTATTGGTATTGGGAGTTGCGGTTAGTTCTGTGAGTTCCGAACAATCAAAGGAAGTTGCAATTAACGCGATCGGAGGATGATTTATGAAGGCTCGCCAAATGTGGCGAGCTTTTTACATGTTTACGTATATGAACAAAAATGCTGTTTTACAACCTTGTTCCTTTTTTGAAAATTCAGAGGAAAAACATGCTAATATACGACTATAGAAAGAAAAAAAATAAAAAAAAATTAAAAAGTAAGTGTCCGATCCAAGAAGTTTATGCGCAACTTATATTGAGAGGGGAGATAAGAGTTGAAAGAAAATAAAAACTTAATAATGCTGGTGGTTGAATACCAAGAGACTAGAAACCCGCTGATATTCAATGAAATTTTTCAGCATTACCAATCTATCGTCGAGAAGATCGCTGCTGATTTTTCGAAGGCACGCTCAATCATCAGAGACGACATCATTAGTGCTCTAAACGAAAGGCTCTGGCAATGTATCGAAACTTTTAACGTGACCACCGCAAACAATTTAGACTCTGTAATCACATTTCATCTAAAGAGGAAAGCAGTTGACGTGATTAGAGGAAAACAAGGTACTTACGTAGAAAAGCGGGTACCGGTCGATACTACTGCGGAGGAGAATGCGGCAACATTCGAAACCTCTGAGCATTTCGACCTTGAAGAGTACGTGATTTCCCGTACTTGCGGAGAAATAAAAACGGACCAAGATAAGCGGCAACTTATCGAGGCCCTAACAAAAAATTCCGACTCACTAACGACGGCAATCGTTAATGAGCATCTTGCAAGCGAACGACCTACTTACGCATCGATTGGAAAGAGAGTAGGCGTCCATTACAAAAAAGTCGAACGTGTAATCAAAGGCTTAGCGAAAAATTACGACGCATCGAAACACGGCGAACTTAACGCTTTTCTATCTGTATAACACGTTTTAAACGTAACTAGCCCGGAAGGCATTGTTACATCCTCATCATATCTAATCTGTTGGCAAAAGACAAGCGAACAGTATACGAACACACCTTCCGGTCTAGTGCGTTTTACCTAAATAATATGGAGGCGAACGTACTATGAATATCCCCAAAAATTCCGATTCCAATACGTATCCTGCGCTAGATCCGCGCAAATTAACCGAAATTTTATATCAAGGCGCATGGCCTGTCGACGAAGATCCGGCGGACTACTACCGACCACAATCGATAAAGGCGGTGCGCGTCGGATGAAAGCAACGTTATCCCACCACGCGAAGATTAATATTAAGAAACGCTTTAATATCGGCAAACAAACGCCGGAAGCATGGGCGTCACAGATGTTATCTAAAGCGATTTACTGCGGCATCGGTCCGGACGACAACGGAGAAGATGCGCGTATATATTCTTATCGTAGAGCAACGTTCATGCTTGCGGTAGATGCAGACGTTGTTAAAACCGTAATCCCACCGAATAAAAGCAGTATCAATCGTTTTCGCCGCAAAGTAACGAAATTCATAACGGAAGAATTTGCAAAGATGTCAGAACAAATTACGCAAGAGGTGGTCCGAATCGATAAATTCCGCGAGGAACTCGAAGAAGAAATCGCACACTTAGAAGACCGCCTTTCTCGTGCCCGGTCATTATCGACTAAATTGGCGCTACAAGCACGAATTAATGCGGTGCGTATGCGCATCGATGAGCTACCGGAAGAGTCCCACGAATTAAGACGCGAACTGACGCGTACAGCGAGAGGAGTCGCCGCCTATGTCTAACGCATGGATATTCGAAATATTTGCGGTGATTGCTTTGCTTTGTGTATGCGGACTTATTTACGAAGTTAATCGCGAAGAAGGCGAATGAGGGCGGCGGACATTGCGGCCCGGCGCTCGGAGAATGTCGGGGTGGCCGTTAAGTAACAGAGTCGCGTCGCTACTGCTTTGCGCTGGCGGCGTTTCGGACGCAGGTACCGGCATTTTGCGAGGGCGAAAAGCCTCAAAATTAAAACGTAGGGGGAAATCGAATGAGCATTAGAGACATTTTGAAGAAGCGTGAAGAAGAGCGTGATAAGGCGGCTAACGGCGAAAGCGAATTCCCGGAAGGCGTTACACGTTATGTCCGCGTTGGAAGTCGTGGAGAGATTAATAAAGAAGGGCGAACATTGGTTATTCTTGCGAAGCCAGACGATTGGTACGTATATTTCGTTCACGAAAACAAGGAATACATCGGTAAAGCGTACGATCATAAATTCCAAAAACATACGTGCTTACATTCACCGAAAAATACAGTTAGTACGGATGAATTGCAGAAGTATTTCAGCGGAGGGAAAGACGAGTGCATTTCTTGCAAAGCGGGAGCAAAACGAAAAATGTTCTTTATGATTCCGGTATACGATCCGGAGTACAAGACTTACCGCGTTATTGATATCGCAGAATTCCATGCGAATAGTTTAATCGATGATTATGATAAAGCGGAGAAGCCGGTCAAGAAAATCCAGGAGGATTATACGCTCGTAGGTCAAGCGGTTCACTTTAAACAGGCCGATAAAACTTACTCGTTGGAATCTGGCGATCTGCCTAACGATGTTCTCGAAGAAGCAAAAGCGTTTATCGGCATCGATTACAAATATGAAGAACTCGCAAACTTCCGAGACGAAGAGGATATCGTTAAGATTCTTCACGACGCAAAAGACGGTGTTAAGAAGTCGGTCCTTCCGCCATTAGCGGAATCAGCTAACGAAAAATCTAACGAAATCAGTGACGATGATCTGCCGTTTTAATAAAACGAAGGAGGACGATTGAATGGCGCATCTCAAGGAAACTATCGGCAAATATTCCGAACTGATCGCCCGCGCGGCTTTAATGGCTAGCGGGTGGCAGGCGGTATCAACAGCGGACACAGAAGAGCCGTTCGATATCAGCGCAAAAGATCCGGGAACTGGCGAATGGAAAACGTTCCAGGTCAAGACGATTCGGGATCGGACGGAAAAGCGTGGATACTTAACGGTAAACGGGCGCAAAGGAGACGGTCAGCCTTATACGGCGGAAGATACCGACTTCTTTATCGGCGTACTAATCGGTGAGGGAAAATTCCCTCGCGTCTGGATGTTCGACAATCGCGGCATCACTGACTATTGGGGGCCGTCAGAACGGGAAGGCAAGCGTTGGATCGAAATGGATCTGAATTTTATGCGGGAAGATTTTGCGGAAAATAACGAAGCGGAGGCGGTATGATGGCGAAATTACACGGCGTTAAGACTCTCGATATGGTGAACGGTGAAATTACGAAGGTTGCGTATGGTGGGGCGGAGTATGAGCGTGTGGAAGGAGCTCCGAGAATTTTCGGAAGAGCCGGAGATCTATTGCTGAACGGTTACGATCACTCGGATCTGGAAGTAAACGCGTTTTATAAGATCGTTAATAAGAGTGGGTACGGGAAGACCATCTATGATGAAGTAGAGGATTCGCATGGTAGTGCGCTTATTGCGGGTTCTGTATTCCGCAAAGTCTCCGCATCTCAGCCGTCATTAGAAGATCGCGTCAACACAAACGAAAAGGATATCGAGTCGCTAAAATCCGACGTCGCTGCGCTAAAAGGCGAAGCCAAGACGGAGTACGTACGAATTAACAAGAGCGAGGCGAAGGCGGGCGATTTCGTTAAGTTTGACGAAGCTCCATTCGAATATCTAACCGCAGGGAAGTTTTACGGAATTTATCGCGTGGATGATTGCGGAGATCCGATCATCTACGATGACGAAGGGGACGATTTTGATACCCACGGCGAAGTATTCGAAGTCTACCGTAAAGTCAGCGCCGTCGAACCGAAGCCTGAACGCCTGGAAGTCGGTGATTATGCGAAGGTGGTTAACGCTACTCAGAGTTGTATGGCTGGTTTTAGTAATGGAGACATCGTGGAAATTATCGAAAATAGTTACGGAGAAGATGACTGTGATTTTCGTATTAAGTCTGTCGCAGGAATTAAATACGGGTACACAAAGAAGACACCGAACTATATCGTCCGCGCCACTGACGAAGAAGTTGCCGAAGCAAAAGACGCGGAAGCTCGCGCAAAGTTTAAGAAAGGCGCTAAAGTTCGGCTGAAATCGGGCGGCGGCGTATATCCGTTATTAGGTTTCGAAAACGGAAAAGTCTATTCCGTATGTGATAACGAGGTTCGTCGCGCCGATGGAAAGAGTATCGAAATTACGCAGGTCGGGGCGCCTGGATACGCAACGCCTGATCAGCTCGAACTCCTACCGGAAGAAGAGGCCGCAGAGATCGAAAAATGGGCCGCAATCGGACGGGAGGTTAGCGAGTATAAGCGGGGCGATATCGTTGCGTATGATGATCCGGTTTGGTTCGATAATAGCGGAATTGGAGAAATTACCGGTTTCGAAGATGATGGAAATCCGGAAGTTGAGGCAATCGATCACGGGGGTCATAAAATATCGTATTTCCTAAAACCTGAGCGCCTGAACCTCGTAACTCCAGTCGAAGCGCGTTTCGATCGAAAGGGCGACGAGTAAGTGGACGCAAAGCCTGCCGCCATCTGCGCCGCATGTAACCGGGCAATCAACGAAGGGCAGTCCGTAACATACGACTTGCTCTTCGACCGGTACTTTTGTGACAACGCTTGCTGGTCGGATTGGTATGCGGATAATGAGGCTGAATACAAGCGAATGTATGTAAGCCGCGAAGATTTATGACGTCGTAAGCGGAAGGAGGATGCGAATGGAACTCGGAAATCTGCGGTTGAATCTGAGCGCTTTGACGCCTAAAAATGACGAAGTTAAAAACGAAAAAGTTGCCGAAACAGCCAAGCGGAAGCAAAGTGCAAAGCGAGAGGAGACGTTAGAGGAAGCGTTCGATCGTCTCGCCAGGACGTGCAAATTTAACGATAAGGAAAAGCGGGAATTTAACGCAGCTCTCCGGTCGTTTAAGGACGGAAACTTAGTCCGCACCAAGACCGGCAAGTTTACGAAAACTGAAGCGTGTGGACTTGGCCGTCAGATACTCGCGAAGGAAAACGAAGCCAAGCGGCACGAACGCATTCAGGAGACGCTTAAGACAAAGCCGGATAACTACTTCGTCATCACCAAAGACGAAGACCTGGCGCCTATGATCGAACGATTGCGTCAGGAAGTCCAAGCGCAGCAGCTCGATTCGTGGTTTCGGAAAGTGTTCGATCTATTTAACAATACGCACATCCGACGGAAGTTAGCCGAGCGTGGAATCGAAATTCCTCTCGCGATATCGTTCACCGAATGGGATACGGAGACTTCCGGGACAGATACACGCATCGATATGTCAGGCGGATATTCGTTTTGGCTACCGTGTCTTAACGAAGGTTATTACGTTGCTTACGGACACTTGACTGACGACGAACAATGTTCGCGGTCTGCTGCGTTGGATATCTGTCGAGCTTTCATCGAAGACGCGCGTCATATCAAAGCGTTCCATAATACGCCCTTCGACTACTCGATGTTTCTGAATGACGGGATGGAGCCGAAGGGGTTCCGATATGACTCGTTAGATGCCGCGCAGCTTATGAACGAGCATGAGCCTTCGATGGGCTTGAAAGAACTCGTCACGAAATACAAAAAGTACATTGGTGCGGATCATCTAGACGATTTCACATTCGAGGACCTTTTCGGGAAAGGCTCTCCGATGGTGTACTCGCCTGAGATCGTCGGCATATACGCGATAAAGGACGTTGAGAAAGGTTGGCTTCTTACGCGCTGGCAGATCGATATGATGCTGAAGATCGATGACTTGTATTATCCGTACTTTGAGATCCGGCAGTATCTATACGAAGTCAATACGACGATCGAGCGAACCGGATTCGTTATTGATGACGAAGAGCTCTTACGGTTAAAAGCCGAGTATGAGCCGCAGCTACAAAAAGCGATCGACGACATTCACGAAGCATACGGTATCGACGACGACTTCCTCTATAAAATGTCGATGCACTTAAAGGGCGACAAGATCAAAGCGTGGCAAGATAGCCGCGAGAAACAGATCGCAAAACAGCAGGATATGCTTGCGAAGTGTGAGGCGGAGATCAAGCGAGCGAACCCAGCAACGAAGAAATATGCGCAATTAAAAGAGCGTATCCGAAAGTACAAGACGGAGCCTCTTGCGCCAGCTATTCCGCAGAACGCGCCGGACTACATTCACGAATTCAATCTCGATTCGGATCAACACCTTCAGTATTTAATTTATGACGTAATCGGGATCGAGGACAAAACGAAGATTATCGATAAGAAGAAAACGCGGGCTGTCAGTAAGGACGTCTTGGCGCTCTACTTCAAGGAAGACGCGCGGCTCAAACCGTTAGCAACATTTTCGGAGTTGACGACGTTATTAGGAACGTTCATCAACCGGATTCCTTACGTGAAAGACGTCGACGGACGACTCCATACGCAACTGCAAACCGTATCGACTGGGCGCTACAGTTCGAAGGGATATACCGGAAAGGGCAACGACTTATATCGCGTAAACATCAACGACGACAACTTCCTCGATCACATGCACGTTTTAGTCGAAGCGCCGAAGAAGACGGAAAAAGGGCGGAACATCCAGAACATCCCGTCGCGTACAGAGAAGGGGCAGCGGGTGCGGATGGCGTTCAAGCCGCCGGAAGGATTTACGTTCTTAGGATCCGACTTATCATCGATAGAGCCGAGGATTCAGGCGCATAGGATGGCGACGGAGTTTAACGACGAAATATTCGCGGATATGTATCGGAGAGGACTTGATCCGTACGTTGAGTTTGCCGCAATCCTGTTCGATGTTCCGAAGGAGATATGTACGGAATCGTACTATAAATCCGTCAAAGGAACGCCGGATGCAGTACCGGCTTACCGAAAAGCAATGAAGCAGATGTTTCTCGCGATCGGATACGGTCAGGCATTCGATATGTTCTATAAAGGCGTTATACCTTTCGGAATTGACGAAGAGCAGGCGAAAGTCGCGTACGGAAAGTTTGACGAGATATTGCCGGGATTCAAAGGGATGGTCGAGGCCACATTCGCTCACCTACGCAAGCACGGATGGACTGCGACGATCTTCAAACAGAAGCGCCGTTTTCCGGGTTACGTCGAGAAATATAAACGGCTATGCCAGCTTATGCGCAAGTGTGGCATCAAAGACAAAAACGATCCGGAACTCGGCAAGAAAACGAATAAATTACGTTGGGAAGAACGCTCTGAATTTTGGGATCTGATGCGATTTACTGGCGGTTGTGAGCGCGCTGCGTTTAACCATACGATTCAAGGGTCGGGCGCGAATATTCTTCAGATGTGTATGATCCGGGCATATTACGAATGTGTGCTTGAGCGCGGCTGGGAGTTTCCGCTGACTCTACACGACGAATTGAAGTTCGCTACACCAAACGATCAATTAACGAAAGAAGCGACGGATTTATTAGACGATATTATGACGAATACATTCACGCTAGTTCTTCCGTTAGCTTGCGACACAGTAATCGAGCCGTGTTGGATGGAGGAATATAGCCCGAACGATTGGGATTTTGAGAGCGGAAAACCTAAGGAGGCGGTTTAATGTGGCGAAAATCCTCGTAGATGAGCAGACGATTAAAGAAGCGCTTTATGTAATCGAAAGTTTGTTAGAGGCGCTCGGAATCGATATAAACGAAGATCCAGTTTACGAGGGTATCTACAACGATTTACAAAAGGCGCTTAGCGATTCGAAGGGAGACGATTAATTGACGAATTCAAACGTAAGATCAGCCGCAAATTCACTGCGGGCACATTTAAAAGAACCGACCACATACGCGCAGCAGATTGCGGACGAATTGGTCGAATATCTGAACGAATGGCACTCGCTGCCGGAGACGTGGGATAACGCCCTGGACGCGCAGATTCATAAATGGTACGCCAACGCTCCGAAAGTCTTTCCGAAGAAGCCGTATTTCTCGCCGTCATCTGCTAACGCTTGCCCTCGCGAGCTTTATCACAAGGCGATCGGTTCTCCGAGAGACGAAACGAAGAAGCCTCCGTATCAAGGACGATGGACTCGAATCGGTACGGCGATTGGGGACGTAATCCAGCGCGACATTCTCTTCATGGAGAAACATTTCGAGAAGAAGACCGGTCGCCCCTGTCCGTTCAGCTTCGAAAAGAACGAAGACGGAACGCCAATGTTCGAGGACTTCGCGAAAAGGAATCATCCGGTCACACATCGCGGCTACTCGTTCAATCTATACGGAACATGCGACGGCATCATGCGCTACGTAACGGAAGATGGCGAAGTGCTGCGCGTTGGACTCGAAATTAAATCGAAGCAGACGACCGCCGCAAAGACGTCAGTCCATTCGATGCGACAGCCGGAAGAAAAGCACGTCAAGCAATGCGTCGCTTACGGTCCGATGTACGGTGTCGACCTTTACGTCATCCTCTACGTGAACGCGGCTAAGAAATCGTGGGTGTATCCGGAAGGTGAATTCGAAAAGTCGCCGGACATGCGGGCGTTCGGCATCGAAATTACGGAGGAAGACGTCGAGCAGCTATTCGATAGATTCGTAGAAATACGTAAGTCTGTCGAAGAAGGAACTCCTTTACCGTTGGATTTGAACGGATGGACGTTTAACGGATACAAGACGGCGATTGCGAAGTCGCTGACGGACGAAGAATTGGCGGAGATTCGCGCAAAAGTCGCACAAGTGCGGAGATCGAACGTCTATGAATCTACGAAACGGCAGTACGTTGAGGCGCTCGAATTTATCGAAAGAGTTCGCGAAAGGGAGGCGGAATGATGGTGAAATATCTCATTTTAGAAACTGACGAAATGGACTTTAAAATTGTTGATTCGGAACAAGAGGCGAATGAAGCGTACGAAAGATATGTACGATACGCGGTCGAAAATGGCCTAGGCGATGGGGAAGTTATCTTTGCGGAAATTAAAAAATCTACGGATGTTGAATCTATTGTCAAGGCGGCATTGGATGAGTAGGTCCGTAGCGATCCGGGTCCTCGGCCTTGACCTTTCGTTAACATCGCCGGGATTCGCAATCATCGAAGCAAAGGGAGGAAAGGCTCGCCTCATAAAATCCGCCAACTTTAAAACGTCCGCATCAACCGATCAGCCATTGCGCTATGAGGAGATCGAAGCGTTTGCGTTATTATTTGCGCGCGACAATCAGCCGTTCGATGTGATCGTTCGGGAGATATGGCCGCCAAGCCGTAACTATGCGCAGAACAATAAGATTCACGGAACATGGTCGTCGATCGAGCGGGCGCTGCACCGATACGGATACGATATCGACGTCCATGTGACGCCCGCCAACGTTAAGAAGACGGTCACCGGAAACGGAAACGCCAAGAAGCCACAAGTTGCCGAGAGTGTGCGCGAATGGCTCGGGTTGCCGGACGACCACAAATTCGCAACGGACGATCATAGCGATGCCTGTGCGGTAGCGCTGACGTATCTGATTCGCGAGAAGATTATAAAACCGAAGGAGTGATTCGAATGTTTAAGCAGCGACTTATCGGAGCATTAGCGTATTTGATTGCGCTCACCTTATTACTCGGTCTGTTTTCTGCGGGATGCCTGACCGGTTACGTCATCGTGACGGCGCTGTTATCGGTCCCGGCGGTCGGAACAGTCGTTAAAGTCGGAATCACAGTCGCAGTGGTTTTCATGGTAACCGCGTTACTCGCCGGATTAGCTGACCGACTGCGCAGCGCTTACCGCGAACATAAACGCGTTCAAAAGGACGTAGAGGAGGAAACGCAATGACATACGAATGCTACGGCGTCCCGGCCGCACAGTTGCGGCAGTCCTTGCGGTGGCTTGAAGAACAACTTACCGATGTTGATTACGCAATTAGCCGGCACAATACGAAGCTAATCGAGTTGGAAATCGAGCGTGACCGGATTCTGGCGCAAAGAGCCGAAATAGAGGCGGAATTAAAACGGAAGGAGTCGGTCGGATGACATACGTTGCGATAGCGTGCCTATTACTTTTTACGATGCTGGCACTCGTAGAGGAAACGAAAACAAAAGCGGAAAGGCTTGCGAAAATTATCGTCCTAATTATGTACGCGATTCCTATCGGAGTGTTGGTGGCGTCGTTATGCTAATCGCCTACTACTCGCTGGCCGGAAACGTCCGCCGATTCGTAGCCAAGACGGGCCTGCCTGCGGTCGAGATCAAGGCGGATATGTTCTTAACGGAGCCGTTCGTCTTGGTAACGGGAACTTACGGATTCGGCCAGGTCGCCGGCACCGTTTGGGATTTCCTCGCGGATAATGGCGATTTAATGGCGGGAGTGGCTGCGTCGGGGAACAAGACCTGGGGGAGTAACTACGCCAAGGCGGCCGATCTGATTGCGGAAGAATACGGAGTGCCGATCGTTCACAAGTTCGAGTTGGCGGGGACGACGGAAGATATACGGATATTTATGGAAAGGATGAGGGCTATTGACGAATAAGCACGCGAAGTATATCGAACTTAATAACGAAATTATGATACGGAAGAACGGCGGCTTTCAATTCGAAAAGGATGCCGAAGCCGTCCGTAGTTATTTCATAGATTACGTGAATCAGAATACGGTATTTTTCCACGATCTGCGCGAAAAGCTCGACTATCTGATCGAGAACGATTACTACGAACGCGAGGTCTTCGAGCCGTATACGTTCGACGAGATCAAAGCCGTCTACAAGGCGGCTTATGCGAAAAAGTTCCGATTTCCTTCGTTCATGAGTGCGTTTAAGTTTTACAACGATTACGCGCTCAAGACGAACGATAAGAAGAAGATCCTCGAACGGTACGAAGACCGGATCGCCATCTGTGCGCTATTCTTCGCGAAAGGAGACGCAGCCAAGGCGGTCGAGTTTGCGGAAATGATGATCCGGCAGGAATATCAACCGGCCACGCCGACGTTCTTAAATGCCGGACGGAAGCGACGCGGCGAACTCGTATCGTGCTTCCTTCTCGAAGTAGGCGACTCGCTAAACGATATCAGTCGCGCGGTCGACATGGCGATGCAGCTTTCGAAACTTGGCGGTGGGGTGTCGTTGTCTCTATCGAAAATCAGGGCGAAAGGCGAGTCGATCAAGGGCGTTGAGAATTCGACGAAGGGCGTCGTCGGCGTCATGAAGCTGCTCGATAATGCCTTCCGGTATGCGGATCAGATGGGCCAGCGGCAGGGAGCCGGCGCAGCGTATCTTAACGTATTTCATGCGGACATTGATGCTTTTCTCGATTAATTGGTAGTCGCCTATCCAAGCGATTGGGTAGTGAAAACCTTGTGAACGCACGCAAAAGCGGTGTCCTCATTCGAGGGCTAACGGGGAAACCTCAGCGCGTAGTGGCGGTGGCAATCCCGTGCCAAGCCGAGCACAAAAGGAGGTGAAATCGTGGAGGCTGTATACAGAATTATTAATTCAAAGAACGGAAGGTATTACATCGGAAGTAGTTTAGACTACAAAAAAAGAAAAAGAGATCACTTCAACTTATTAAAGAGAGGGAATCACCACAATAAACCAATGCAAGAGGATTATAACATTTATGGTGCTGAATCCTTTAAATTCGAGGTTCTAAAACTCTTTAACGGAATAGACAGAAACGCATTATTTGATATTGAGCAGGAGTTTATTTCTAAATCTAACGAATCGATGAGATATAACCTATACGATAATGCTTTTGGGATGTCTTATAGAGGTAAAGATAACCCAATGTTCGGCAAAACACATAGCGAAGAAATTAGACAAAAGTTGTCTGAAATAAATTCGGGAGAGAATAACCCGTGGTACGGAAATTCAGACCATATGAAAATGATGAGAAGCAGGATTACAAAACGATTTGACGGCAGAAAGCACACTGAAGAAACCAAGTTGAAAATGTCTGTTGCGCATATGGGGAGAGAGAAGACAGAGTCAGAGCGCCGTAAACTTAGATTAAATAATGGTAATAATGTCGGGATCTTTATAGATGGACTGTTTTATCGTTCGATGGCGGAGGCCAGTAGACAATTAGGAATAAGTAGAACGACTATAACAAGTCGAGTGAATAATCCAAGATTCAAAAACTATTACAGGTGCTCGGAAGGTGTAGAGACTAATAGTAAGCCGGAGATTAGCGCCGGTTGAAGCGCAAGGCATCTCTAGTAGATGAAGATATAGTCCAGTCCTTGTAGAAATGCAAGGGTAACTGACCAAAAAAATATCAGCAGATGAAGACGTAAGGGTCAAAACGTTATCGATCGGCGTCGTCATCCCGGATAAATTCATCGAATTGGCTCGCGAAGACCGGGACGCATACGTTTTCTACCCGCACACGGTCTATACGGAATACGGCACGCATCTTGACGAAATGGATATCGGAGAAATGTACGACAAACTCGTCGAGAATCCGAACGTACGCAAAGACAAGATTAATCCGCGGCAGCTGCTCGAAAAGCTTGCGATTCTGCGGTCCGAATCGGGGTATCCGTACATCATGTTCGAAGATAACGTAAACGCGGCTCATGCGCTGAATCACATTTCGAAGGTTAAATTTTCGAATCTGTGTTAACTGTAGCACCTTCGGTCAGTAATGGCCGTAGCAAACCCGCCTAAACGGTGAAACTCTTTAAAAGACAATACCGTGCTAAATCTTCGTCGCAGGAGAGAGGAACGGTTGAGATAAGATACGGATTCATTTATATAACCGTAAATAAAAAGAACAACATGCGGTATGTAGGTAAATGCGTGTACGGAAGGATAAACTCTTGGGAAAAATATCTCGGAAGTGGCGTGTACTTAAAGAGGGCTATTAAAAAGCATGGCAAAGAAAACTTTTTTCGAATAATCATTGATGAAGCTGATTCTGAACAAGAGCTGCGCGAAATAGAAGAGTATTACATTGATATGTTTGACGCGGTCAATAGCAGTGACTTTTACAATTTAAAAGAAACCTCGATCGGCGGAGATACTTTTACTAGTCACCCAGAAAAAGAGAGAATCAGAAAACTAAAAAGCTTTAATGCGAGCGGACCAAGGAATCCGATGTACGGAGTACCAAAGACTGAGGCGATGCTCGAAGCAACAAGAAAAGCGAATAGTAAGCCGGTAGAGATAGACGGCGAAATCTATAGAAGCTCTACTGAGTACGGCAAACTATTCGGAATTGGAGTTACAACGGTTATTTACCGTTTAAACTCACCTAACTATCCGAATTATAAACGAATCGGGTAACGAGGTCAAATACAAACCTGCGACGAAGTAAATGCCGAACGACTATCGAAACCACGCGAAAGCGGAAGGGAGTAGAGTACACCGTAAGCCTATGACGGTGGAAACGGCGGGCGGCCCATTGGGTCGGTGATATAGTCTATTCTTGCGGGTGACCGTAAGCAGTTCATAAGAGAACGGGCGAGGGTGTTGCGACCCTCGTCGAATGTAAAGTCAGAAGTGCTTCAGGCGTCCAAAGTGTCGGAGTACACAGACTACGGAGAAGAGGACGTAATCGGCCTCGATATTTCGTGCAATCTCGGATCGCTGAACATTGCGAACGTCATGGCGAATAAGTCGATCGAGCAAACGGTGAAGCTCGCAGTTGATGCGCTGACGATCGTATCGGAATCAACGAATATCAAGAACGCGCCGGCAGTCGCTAAGGCTAACCGTCAGATGCGTTCGATCGGACTTGGCGCGATGAATCTACACGGATATCTTGCGCAAAATGGGATCGCCTATGAGTCGGAAGAGGCGCGGGACTTCGCTAACGTATTCTTTGCGCTCGTCAATTATTGGTCGCTTGTGAGATCGATGGAGCTTGCGAAAGAAACCGGCAGTACATTCGAGGGCTTCGAAGGGTCAACGTATGCGGATGGTAGCTACTTCAGAGATTACTACGACTATGAAACGGAATTCCTTCCGCAGACAGAGCGCGTGTCTAAGCTTTTCGAAGGTTTTTATTTACCACATCCATACGACTGGAAGATGCTTTCGAAGAACATACGGAAATACGGACTATACCATTCATACAGACTTGCGATCGCCCCGACGGGTTCTATTTCGTACGTTCAGTCGGCTACTGCGTCAGTCATGCCGATTATGGAGCGCATTGAGGAGCGTACGTATGGTAATTCGAAGACGTATTATCCTATGCCGGGGCTTAGCGCGAAAAATTGGTTCTTCTATAAGGAAGCGTACGACATGGATATGTTTAAAGTCGTCGATATGATCGCGACAATTCAGCAGCACGTCGATCAAGGCATCTCATTTACGTTGTTCTTAAAGGATACGATGACGACACGCGATCTGAACCGAATTGACCTATACGCGCATCACAAAGGGATCAAGACGTTGTACTATGCGCGAACAAAGGATACGGGGCAAGAAGGCTGCTTGTCGTGCGTGGTTTAAACGGAGAGGAGGTTTTAATGAAGTGTATCAAATCTATGCCTGTTTCTTAAACGGAAAGTTTTATGGTGCCGGAGATCTTGAATATATGCACGAACTTTTTCGCGATTACGTTGTCTACTGCGAGATGTACGGAAGAGATGACTGTACTTTTAGGGTTACCACAAAAGAGAAAGCGAGAGAGTTAATGATAAAAGAATCGATTAAAAATAATTACAAGGCACTAGAGAGAATGGAGGACGAATAATTGACGCAATATACAGCGGCCAACTGGTCGCAACACGAAGACGGATTCACGCAGATGTTTTACGAACAGAACGTTAAGCAGTTTTGGCTTCCGGAAGAGATTTCGCTGAATGGCGACCTCCTAACGTGGAAGTATCTCGGAGCCAACGAACAGGATACGTATATGAAAGTTCTCGCGGGGTTGACGCTTCTGGACACGGAGCAAGGTAACGAAGGTATGCCGCTAATTGCCGCCCAGGTATCCGGCCACCAACGAAAAGCCGTGCTGAATTTTATGGCGATGATGGAGAACGCAGTCCATGCGAAATCATATTCGAACATCTTCATGACGCTTGCGCCAGCGGAGAAAATAACGGAACTGTTCGAATGGGTAAAGACGAATCGATACCTGCAGCGTAAGGCCGAAATCATTGGCGGACTGTATAACGCGATTGAGGCTGGCGATGATATTTCGTTATACAAGGCGATGGTTGCATCGGTTTATCTCGAAAGTTTCCTTTTCTACAGCGGCTTTTATTATCCGTTATATTTCTACGGGCAAGGTAAGCTGATGAACAGCGGCGAGATACTTAATCTCATTATCCGCGACGAGGCGATCCACGGCGTCTATGTCGGCTTACTCGCGCAGGAAATTTACAACCGCCAGTCACCGGCTGTTCAGATCGAATTGCGCGACTTTGCCGTCGAATTGCTTGCGGAACTCTACGAGAATGAGGCCGCGTACACCGAGGATATTTACGATCAGGTCGGACTGACTCACGACGTTAAGAAGTTCGTTCGATACAACGGAAACAAGGCGCTGGCTAACCTCGGATTTGATCCGTATTTCGAAGATGAAACGGTAAATCCGATCGTGCTGAACGGGCTGAGTACGAAGACAAAATCGATGGACTTCTTCAGTCAAAAGGGCAACGGATATAAGAAGGCGACTGCTGAAGCGCTTCAGGATGACGATTTCTACTTCGAATAACGTCCATTAACGAAAGTATATACGCAACTATTAACGAGGAGGTTTTCGTATGAACGTAAATATTAAACGCTTGTCACCAGATGCACAAATTCCGCAATATGCTCACGCTTCAGACGCCTGCTTCGACCTGGTTTCGGCAGAAGAGGTCGTTATCGAGCCGGGAGAAACCGCGCTAGTCAAAACGGGGCTATCGTTCGAGATTCCGGAAGGCTACGAAATGCAGATCCGGCCGCGATCCGGCATTACGCTAAAGACGAAGCTTCGCGTTCAGCTCGGTACAGTTGACGCGGGCTATCGGGGAGAAGTCGGAGTGATTGTCGATAATATTGCACATAGGTCTATTTGGAAAAAAATTCTTACGCACCTTCCTTTAAATCTACAAAACGAACGAGGCGGCCAAGAAACGAATAGGTCGTATTATTATGGAACGTATCTCATCCGCAAAGGAGATCGCATCGCCCAGGCCGTAATTAAGCCGATCGAGCAGGCGGCATTTAAGGAAGTGACCGAGTTGGGCGATAGTGATCGAGGCGCGGGTGGCTTCGGGAGTAGTGGGGTGAGTCGTGCACATGGATAAAAATAACTATAAACCGGCAGTTCCTCGATGGGTTGGCGATATTCTTCTAAAACAGAAAAACCAAGATCCATTCGCTACGCACGGAGAAACGAAAAGGTGGGACGAGTGGAAGCGTAGATATTCAAGAAAATTAAAGTACGCAAGATTAAACGGATGGACGATCGAAGAAGAGTAACGATTTTTAAGGAGGAGCGGATATAATGGCGGAAACCAAAATGAACGTACAGCTGATCGCGCATACACAGCTAAGCGATGAATTTTTCGATAGTTTTGACGAACTAGACAACGTAGGAAACTACGACCACAACTTCATTAATTCGTTGGACACGACGGACGGCCAAGCCGTCGCCCTAACCGCAATTAGAACGTGCTATAGCTCCAACAAACCGTCTGAAATCGTCGCAAAGGAAGGCGGCAAGTATTTCGGCTCCAAAGCGTCAGATGGCGGCGTAGGCACGGACGCCGACCGCCTATTCCGAATGATCGTCCGGTCCGGCCACACGTCGACGCTTGAGCATATATCGTTCACCTTTGCGATTGAAGGCGTAAGCCGGGCGTTATTGGCGCAACTTACACGCCACAGAGTCGGCTTTAGCTTCAGCGTCCAGTCACAGCGCTATGTGCGGATGGGGAGTGGCGATAGATCGGGCGGGTTCGATTTCGTTATGCCCGATACTGTTAAAAACAACGAAAAGGAAACGCCATTTTATAACGTTGCTGAATCGAGAGTAACTGACCATAGTGCGGAAGAAATATTCGAAACTGCGATGATATCTGCGCAAGAATATTACGATGCTTTAAGGAGTGCAGGTGTAGCTGCCGAAGACGCTCGCGCCGTCCTCCCGCAAGCAGCCGCAACTAATCTCGTAATGACTGCGAATCTACGATCTCTTCTCGAATTCTATTCGAAACGGAAGCCGGGCAAGGGTGCGCAAAAGGAGATCGCTGACCTAGCGGAAGCTCTACGCCAGGAAGTCGTTAATGTAGAGCCGTGGACCGCGCAATTCTTCGAGGAGGTATAAGCATCGGTATCCTAACGAATTTCACGCTAACAGCGCAGCTATTCTCCGGCCACTGTCCGGCAGATCAGCCGCCAGAACCGCCAAGGATAACGCCAGAGCAGGCCGCCATCCAATCGGCTGAATCACGCAACAGAGAATTAACGAAAGAGCTAACGAAAAAGAATGCACGGATACAGGCGCTTGAGGACGAAATCAAGGCGCTGAAGCAGCCGAAGAAACCGACGCCGACCGCAACTAAAACGTCAGCATGGCGGACTTTTACCGCGACAGCATACACCGCCTTTTGTTCGGAAGGCTGCACCGGAATCACCAAAACGGGAGTCGACGTCAGCCATTCGATCTATTACGAAGGAGCGCGCGTCATAGCGGTCGATCCGTCTGTGATTGCGCTTGGCTCTACGGTTGAAGTCCGGCTCGCTGACGGTTCGAGTTTTCGGGCGAAGGCGATTGACGTTGGCGGTGCGATTAAAGGCGCACGGCTCGATCTATTGGTCGCGAATGAGTCAGACGCGGTTCAGTTCGGCCGGCAGTCGGTAGAATTGCGGGTTATTAAATAACGGGAGGGCGATCGAATGAAAGAAATTCCAGAATTATACGTTTTGGCAACCGTTGATGAAAACGGCAATGTGATCGATTATCCAAAAGGCGGTGGAAGTTCTACGGCCCCACGTATTAAAGCGTATGACAGTTTGGCGAGTGCTAAAAGAGGCGCGAAACATCACCGCGGCAAGGTTATGCGGGTTGTTGCGCTAGAGGAGGCGGAATAAATGACGAAAACTAACGAAGAAATCCACGTATTGGCTGACGAATCACTTGGCGGAATCAAACGGGAATATGTAGAGGTCGTCAGGGAGGCGAAGGTTGGCGAGAAGATCGTTATTGTCGATAGTGATGACTATCCGAAAGGGTTTATCGGTACAGTGGCCGAATTCGATGAGTACTTTGATGACGGATCGTTTGACATAAATGAACAATACGAAGGGGAGAGTTTTGTTGACGCAGAAACCGATGTATACCACGTCCTCGAACCGACCAACATCGTCCACATTGACGGAGATCGCTACGAAATGGTCGATCGTGAAGCGGAAGTAGGCGAGAAGGTTATCGTAACTAAGAGCGATGATTTTCCGATAGGGTTTGTCGACTTCGTAAAAAAATTTGATGACTTTTTTGACGACGGATCCTTCTTTTTGAATAAAGGCGTTCCTGGTGAGGATTTTTTAGACGTAGATGTTGATGACTATCGCGTCCTCGTCCCGGCCGAATCCTCCGAAGAAGAACCGCAGCCCTCCGACCCGATCGACGTTATCGCTAACCTGGCGACGCGTGTTGCGGAATTGGAACGCGAGAATAAACGTATCAAAGACGAAATCGACACGCTGCACAAAGACAACCGGATGCTCGGCGAAGAAATGGAGGCGCTGAAATATGCCGCAAAGGAAACCGACGGAAAGGTGGCGCACCTCGAAGCCGACTCAGATTTGCGCCTGTTTACCGCCGAAGAGGATTCTCCTATTGACGCGCCTCTAGTATTTATTTGTCGGAAACCAGGAAGATTCGAAGTTTATCAGGATGGCAAGAGGCTGCGCGGAGTTATGTCGGTTTGCATCAACGCTAAGGTGGGCGAGTTTGCTACGCATGAGATCGAATATATCTCCGGAGCAACCGAGGAGAAACGCCGATGAAGATCGCCCTCACCGCACCACTTCGCGCAGGCAAGTCGCTGGCCGCATCGTACATTTCGCTCCACTACGATTTTCAGCCGTTCGCATTCGGCGACGAACTGAAGGACGCATTCCACCGCGCATTTCCGCACGTTACGAGAAATCCGAAGCCGCGCGCTCATTATCAAAAGTTCGGGCAGTGGGCGCGGGAAGCCTTCGGAGAGGACGTATGGATCGACGCTCTCATGCCGAAAATAGCCGCCTATCTCGAACGCCACCCTTGCGATTGCGGCAATACTGCGCTAAAGAATCGCGTGATCGTCGATGACTGTCGGCAGCCTAACGAATACAGGCGGCTGAAGGACGAAGGATTCGTATTTGTCCGCATAACAGCACCGACCGATCTCCGTATTGAACGCGCTAAAAAAGCCGGCGATCAATTCGATCTTGCCGACTTGGAGCATCCGACTGAGCTTGCCGTTGATCATTTCGAAGTTGATTACGAAATTGAGAACGCAGGCAAGCCGGAAGAGTTATACGAGAAACTGGACGCGATTATGGCGGAACTACTCGTCTAGCTGAAACGCGTATGTGCCTTTCGGATAGGCCAGGTACGGCTGTTTAGACGCTTCACCATCGCCGATCAAGTAATAGCGTTGCGGAAGCTTATCGACGTCAATTCCGACCCTACGTAAAAACGGCCAAGCCGATACATTACCGCGCTTATCGAACTTGAACGGTACGACATCGGGCTGTTTCACGAGTTCGGGCTTGCCGACAACAATCCGCTTTTCAGCCGCGTCATATGCGACGGATAAATAAAACGGTGCGTCTTTCGGCAATCCGATCATACGGCGCGCACCTGCCGAGATAAATAAGCGTCGTTGCTTTTCGATTGTTATATACGCTTTGGTGTTGCGCTCAAAGTCGTTAGATATCCACGTAAGAGCCATATCGAATCTCCTTACGAAAGTATTTACGTTTAGTATAGACGGATTAGTTACCGATAGTCAACAGAGATGTACGAATTGTTAACGAAGTTATTAACGAAGGAGGAAACTGAATGGGGAAAGCCGCTCGCAAACGTTGGGAAGGTAACGTTAAATCAATGGAAATCATCGCAAAGGAACGCGACCAAATAACCGAAGAAGATCTCGAATTCTTACGACAAAACTATACGTCTGCTGGCGGACTGTTACCGAACGCATTCTCAGGCGGCGCATTCTTCACACCAACCCACGTCGCTAAATTCATATGGGACGTACTGAAGCCGCGCTTACCTGAGAATCCGAAAGTCCTCGAACCTTCCGTCGGCGCCGGTGTCTTTCTCGAACACGCTCCGGACGGAGCCGATCTGACTGCGTTAGAACTCGATAAGACAAGCGCAAAGGTAACGTCGTTGCTTTATCCAGACGCTGAAATTATTGAAGGGAATGCGCTTGTTCATGATCGCCGGGACTATTACGACTTAGTTGTCGGAAATCCTCCGTATGGCGTCACTGTTAAATTCGAACCGCAAGAGGGCGAAGAGTGGCGGTCAGTTACAAAAAAGAAGAGCGAATACGGCGGAAAGTCAGAGGTTGCGTTTATTGAACTTGCAATCAAGGCGGCAAAGCCTGGCGGATATATTGCGTTTGTCCTTCCGTTAGGACTATCTTACGGTAACTACGCGGCCAAGATTCGGAAGTTGATGCACGAAACGTGCTGGCAAGTTGCGACGATTATGTTGCCGAGAGAGACGTTCCAGCACGTAGGAACAACGGTTCCAACACAGATTTTGATTTTACGGAAGGCGCCACCTGGTACGCAATTAATATCGCCCGCGACTATAAAATGGGAATCGAATTTTAGAAGAGGTGGAGACAAAGACATAACGGAATACGACGCAAAGTTTCTCGAAGGCCAGCCGCCAGCCTATTTCGCTCAAGTAACAGATATCGGATGGGACGCGAAAGGTGAGTCGACGGATAAATGGGGCGATGGTCTAACACAACTTGACGAACTTCTTAACGATTTTACTGACGACAACCTAATGCGCGAAAATCTATATCCGCACCTTCCAAGCTGGCACGGAATCGAGAAAGGTAACGACGCGTTTTTCTTCTCTCATGGTAATGGTATCTGCGACGGCCACAGAGACGCGGAAAGAACGTTCTCAGACGGGCCTTACCGATGGAATGAATTAACGCTAGGGGCAGGAGATGAGATCGAATGGAATGGCCGTATGGTGAGCTCGTTTGATTTCGATTGGCAGGACGAAATTGTCCGCAACTATTTCGATAGACTGCGCGATTCCTACGGTGAACGACATAACTCAGCGAAATTGGAGGCGGTTTAATGGGATCAGTCAAAGTCGATCTACACCGAAAGGATCGCGAATTTGAGGCGGCTTATGCGCTAGACAATGCGGAGGGCGTCAAAACGTTGCTCTCCGATTATCCGAAGTTCGTCAGCCGCAAACGACTCGGAGAATACGAAGCTGCCGAAGTGCTGCTCGATCTGCACAACGCGATTGAGCTTGCGGATCTGACCGATAGGCAGCGTGAGGCCATTCGGCTTGTATACTTCGAAGACATGACACAAGTCGAGGCGGGGAAACGGATGGGAGTCGGCAAGGATTCCGTTAATCATCTGATAAATCGAGCGGCTGATTCAATCGCCGATATTTACTACTATTGGGCGAGTCATGGCGAAGGGTACACGATGGGAGGACGAATTAATGGATAAAGCGCTCCTGCACGAAATGATTACCGAATTACAACAACGAACGAAAGCCGGAGAGCTTGACCGGATCCAACGTATTGAGGAAATTACCGCGCTGGCTGACGCTTATTTTGATTCAGCCGGAGAGCACCCGGATTCTATCGCGCTTGAACGTATGGCGAATCTCGTAATCTACGAAGAGCTAACGAACCCACACCCGGATAAAATGGCTCGCGAAGAGTACCCGATCATGAGTGAAACGCAGCGAGAGGAGCGTAACAAGTCGGAGGCATCAGAAAAGCTCGCAGAAGAGTACGGGGCAGATGGCCGAAACTATAAAGTTCCCACGCGAAGAAAACGATCTTCATACGAGGAAAAGTTCGTTGATAGGGTGGCCAGGGCGCGAAATAAAGAACGAAGAAGCCGATATAACGATTTCGTAAAGGGAAGATCCTCGGGACAGTTCACGATCAATATCGAGACCGGCGAAAAAAATTCTCACTAAACCCGACATTTTTACCTGTTTAGCTGTCTATACGTTATGAGGGCGCCCTACACGCGCTCTTTTATTTTGCGAAAAAGGAGACGATATTTTGAAAAGATTACTAGTAGTAAACGCAGAAACAGGCGAAGATCTATCGACAGACTATACGCTCAGACACCGGAACCAGGACGAAGCTTTCCGGGAGCAGCAAAAGCAGACGACGGACAGGCGCGACTTTTCCAACGCGAATATGTCTAATATTCACGAAGTCTATGACGCTCTCACAACGGCACAATGCGGCTATTTAATGCTGCTACAATGCTATGTTGACTACAACGGTGTTCTCGTTAAATCTAGCCGTAATAAAACTCCGATGACTACAGCGGATATGATGTCCGTTCTACAGCTCGCGAAAAAGCCGCGAACGTTCTACGATTTCCTGAGCGCCTGTACTGCACACGACATTATCCGGGAAGAAGACGGCGCCTATTCGGTGAACGAACGCTATCATTTCAAGGGCAATTTCGGCAGCCAGTACGTTGTCAAATTATATACCGCGAAGATCAAGAAGGTATACAGCGAAGTGAAGGCGACAGACATCGGACTGATCTACCGCATGCTGCCGTTCGTTCACTACGAAACAAACGCTCTTTGCGAGAATCCTTTCGAAAAGAATCCGAAGTATATACGGTGGTTCAATAAGAAAGAGCTTGCGGCAGCGATCGGAGTAACGACGGACACGCTCGGCCGACGCCTGAAGCAAATGAAATTCGACGGTGAATTCGTTGTCGCGCGAATAAAGGTCGGTGGCGAGCCGGAGCGATATACGTTCAATCCTAACGTGTTTTATCGGCAGTCCAAGACGCCAGACAAGACGCTGCTTGCGATGTTTAACGTTAAGAAGCCGTAGATGAACGAAAAGAGGGCGCCAATTATGGCGCCTTTATTAGTTTTCAATTCCTATTGTTACCTGCGTGTGTAAAAAGTAAAAGTAATGACCAGAATAAATTCTGCCTAGTCGTGAAAATGAACCATTTAACAATTATATATTAATAGCAAAAAATATAAAATAAGGGAAATAATGTTGAAAATCATCGTATTCTAGTTTAGAATAAAGTTACAAATAATAGAAAGGGGACTTTTGTTTTGAGTAAGAGAGTAGTGAGCATTGTCGCGACCGTTTTAAGTTTTGTGTTGTTTTTAGCTTTTACAATGCCGTCAGTTAGCTATGCTTTTGCTTCAAGTAAGGGGACGTTAAGTGTTGAAAAGGATAAGTACATATCTATTTTAGACGCTTTGGAGAACTCTATTGTGAAAAAGGGTTCTGGTTATGAAGTCGACACTAAAGTAGCTCAAGACTTCGGTCTAAATGCTATTGAAATTACTAATTTAAAAGAATTTGTAAAAAGTAGTTCAAGCCAACAAATTGAAAAGACGTTAAAAGAAGTGCCTCAAGCTAAGGAGCAAGCGAAAAAAGAAAAAACTACAACTTTCGAGATTGCCGGTTTTAAGGAAAAATTGACTGCTGCTATGTACGCGGTATTTGTCACACTTTGCGGAGTAACTTTAGCTCAACAATTTATTTCTGATATGTATGAATATGGCGCGTATAAAGCATGCCACGCCCTCGGTAAAAAACATAAAAGCATAAAAGAAGCATGTAAAATAACAGGGCATTGGTAAAAAAAAAAATAAGAGGGCAGTTTTACCGCCCTCTTATTTTTTGATAAGCTCTAGCTCTTGAAGACTTTTAAAAAGTTTTTTCAAACCGTAAACCGTAATTAAGCCGGACAAAGTTAACCCACCAATAAAATACAGAGATAAGTATAATGCACCCATTGTGACTATCCTTTCTTGCTTGAATTTTATTTAGTTGTTAACTTATTATAGCATATAATCCAAACTATTTCCAATACAGGAAAAGGTCCCGTTACGTCATATACTCTTCTTCATACCGCATCTGCGGCACTCACGTAGGAAAACGCCGTCCTTCACCGAACTTTTAAACAGCGTATAATCGCAGTTATCGCAGCGCCCGTAATGAACGTCCGGGTACTCCTTATAATCGTATACAATCGTCGTATCATAGCCTTTTGTTTCGTAATCCATTCGTCTCAACCTCCGACTATTAGAATACGACAATAGTGTGATCAATTCAACGCCATTCATGGAACGACGGGATCCGCAGCAAGCAGTTTTTCGTCTTGAACCGGTGCTTTACGCGGCACCCAATCGGCTCGATATAGACATACTTCTCCGTTTCCTCCACGATTACCCTATTCGCATGTAGCTTCCGCCGCTCACCATACGGCATAAATTCCATCACGCCGGCATACTGGCCGTCCATGTATGAAAGCAACAGCGCATTATCTTCCTTACGCAGTCCCGTAATCAAAACGTCAGTATATTCGTAGTTAACGATCTTCAGCCAGCGATCTGATCGCTTATTTTCTGCATATGGAGCGTCTGCCCGCTTCATAACGATGCCCTCGATCTTATTTTCGCGGACTAATTCGAAATAATCCGCAGCATGGCCACGAACACCTTCGACTATTTTAACGTTAGGATGATCGATTTTTAGACCGGCCAGCAATTCTTTTCGTTCCTGTAGCGGCTTAGACGTAATTGAAACGCCTTCTATCCGCAGGACATCGAACACGCAAAATACTATTGGATGATAACTTTTTCGCGACTGGAATCGTTCCATGACGGCCTCGAAATCGCCGGCGCCTGTCGGACCAGGTACGATAAGCTCGCCGTCTAATATGGTGCCGTCCGGTATGTCGAGCGTTAATAGTTCCGGAAATTTAGCGGTGACTTCGTTGTTGTGGCGTGTGTAGAGGCGGATTAAGCCGTTATTGCTTGACGCGATCAGACGGATGCCGTCGAATTTGGTTTCCGTGATATAGTCGTCAGAGTTAAACGGCTCCTTTGCGGATTCAAGCAGCATGGGCGAAATAAACAAAAAGAATCACCTCGTTTCAGCGTAGTTACTATAATGATATAGTAAGAGTCCGCCGAGACAAAGCGATTCGGTTTCGGTAAATTATTCCGTCATTTAAATAGTTTGCGCAGAGCTTTTTCCGGCCTGCTTCCCGGCTGCCTTTCGAACGATTTTCCCACGAAATTAAAGCGCGGGAGCCGCCGGAATGTATTGCGGGTATCTTAGGTATCGGCGGCTGCTTAACGCCTGATTTCGTGTGTTAATCGATAACCTTAATCGTCTTAAATCCGCTGCCATTTTCGTACTGATCCTTCGTAAAAGTCACGCTAATCCGATCGCCTGGCTTTGCGTCCGTGGCTGCCGGATCGAAAGCGAAGCCGCCATCGTCCGCTGATACCGCGTAGTCTTTACCTTCGACAATGTATTCGCGCTCGATCGTTTCCTGGGCGTCCTTAGCTTCGGCGGCCATGTCGTCAGCCACGCGATAAGCAATATCGACATCTTCGTTTAGTTTGGCGGCGTAGATTCCGAGAGCCGCGTTGCCTGCGATTGATAGGCCGAGGATGGCCGTTAAAAGTTTCGTTTTATTCATCGTCATTACCTCCGGATTTGTTTTCGATTGAGTATCCCATGCAACTTAAAGCCGTTTCAAAGCCGATCCGGTACGCTCGACCGTTGTCCTCAAACGATACGAAAGGATATTGGTAAAGTTCGAGGAGGGCTTTGATTTGATGATCCGCTAATGGCGGTGTGTGCGACCACAAACGTTTTATATAAAGCGTCATTTCTGATTCCTCCTCGATCTAAAGAATAGAAGCGCGATAAAAACAATAGCTGAGCCGAGGCCGACGTAGTCCAGGACGGAAAGCCGGCCGAAGTTCATATCCGCAATCCAGGCGAGCAAGACGACGATTAACAAAATTTCCGTAGTATTAATTCGTTTCATTCGTGTTATAATTGATTGACAAGGGGCGCAATGCCCCTCGTAGCTTATGTTCGACGACGGTACTTCTTGGTCGGAGGCCGTCGCTCTTTACTTTCGGATTCCTTTCGCATCTTCCGGAGTTCAAGTCCTAGTTTGATAATTCCGAGCCAAGTTGCGATGATTGCCGAAAGCTTCATTACGGCGTCAATCAATTACGTTCACCTCCTTTCGTTACTTTAATTATAACGCATAACCGTTATAACGTCAATGCGTTATTTACAAAAATATCGTTTTTACGTTATAATAATCGCAGGAGGTGCCGGCAAATGATCGTTAAATTAAAGATAGCCGAGCTACTTGATCGGAAAGATATGACGCAGAAGGAACTCGCTGACTTAACCGGGATACGTCCGACTGCCATCAGCGAACTGTGTCGCGGGATTAAGGAACGGGTGCAGCTCGACCACCTCAGCCGGATTGCAACTGCGTTGAATATATCGGATATACGGGAGCTTATCGACCTAGACGAAGACGCTGACGAATGATTGGCGTCTATTTCTTCGTGTTGATATCGTATATTTATGCGTTAATATGAATAATAATACGGAGGATGTGTCGGTGTAATGTCGGAAGATTATCGCTATATTCTCAATTAGAATAACGTAATTGATAATGAACACGATCTTATTCGCACAAATCGGCCAAAAACACGACTTTATTCGCACAACCGAAAATAGGGTTCTCGCTTACAGCCGCAAGGGATACAACGATTTTGAGTCTGTAATCACTTCTTAGTCTTCTGAATCCGAAGCCTAGCGGGGACTACGTTTCACTCCGTCCCGCAGAAACGCAATCATGTATATTGTATAAATAATTGTATCGCGATAAAGGTCTTAATAATATCCGCGGACACGGAGGAGCGTAAGCGACGGAGTGGGCGCAAAGGTTTAGGAATAATAGTAACTACTTCCTTTTTTGTATAATTTAAAATACTATATAGAGAGAGAAGGTATAAGTTTAAATAGTGAAAGGGGTGTTCGTATGGCAAAAAATGCGAGCATATATAATTTGTTGATCTCCTGTCCGTCAGATGTTCAAGGAGAGATAAAAGTTATCAATGAAGTTGTTGATGAATTTAATCGAACCAAAGGCGATCTTTACAATGTTTTTATTATGACAAGACATTGGTCTAAAGATTCTTACCCCCAAACCGGAGGAAAGCCACAGGAATTATTGAATAAGCAATTTGTACTTGATTGCGATGCTGTAGTAGGTGTTTTTTGGACTAGGTTTGGGACTCCGACGGATGAGTACGATTCAGGAACTGAGGAAGAAATAGAAGAACTGATAAAAAGTAATAAGCAGGTTTTTCTTTATTTTAGCCAACGTAAAGTGGACATATCAGAGGTAGAATATGATCAATATCAAAAGGTTGAAAAGTTTAAAGAAAGGTTTAAGGAGCGTGGTTTATACGATACATTTAAAAATAAAAGTGATTTTAGAAATAAACTATCAGCAGCTTTAGATAAATATTTTAAGGCTGTTTTTGTAACTGGTAGTCAAACGAAAATTACACGCCAAAGTTCTCTTTCGATCAAATGCCAGGAAAGTGAGGTTAGTAACGAAAAACTCGTTTTTTATAATATGAATTATCAAGAATTTTTATTAGAAACGAAAGAACAACTCATTAGCGCGTTCAAAGAGATAGAGGAATACCCGCATATAGAACTGAATGATCAGGGGACTGTTGATATCCCAATCATCTTAGGCGAGAGAATAAGTTTCAGTAAAAATGAAAAAGATCTAGTAGTTAATTTCGCGCAAGAAAATAACTTAGAATATGATCAATCCAACTTCTTCAACCTAGGAAATTTATATAGAATGAGACATGTTATGGGAGGTTGGACTATTAAGGGCAGCCAACAAGAAAAGAATAAATATAACAACATCCAAAATCTAATTTCAGGTATAGAAAGATTCAATCAGTGGATCAAATATTTCCGTCAATTGGAAAGTAAACATTTCTTAACTATATTTCTTTCAAATAATGGAACGCAACCCGATGAAGATATTGATGTGAAATTATTCATTAAGAAAGGGCATTTCTGCAAAAAAGAAGATATCCCCGTACCAGGAGACGATATCCTACCAATGTATGAAGATATAATTAACACGCTTTACAAACCTAAAAAATCAATACACATAAAAGAATATAGTGATTATCCAGAAAGCGCACCTAAGTTTGATTATTCAATGTTCAATATGAGCTATGAGGACGAGGTGGAGGAAAACAAAGAAAATTATTTCGAGACGCTTAACAACCTTTTTATCTATGATCATGATACAGAAAATGGATATGATGTGGTTTGTTATAGGCATTCCTATATCAAACAAAACACAAACGTGCATTTTCCTCACAATTTAGTGTTCAATTCTAGGCCAGATTCAATTGCATATGAAATCACATCCAAAAATTCAGCTGAAATAATCAAAGGGGAGTTAATCTTAGAATAGTATATCAACTTTTACGTGCGTAGTTGTCTATACGTTATGAGAAGGACGCTACAACTACGGAGCAACAACGGGCATTAGCCGCACACTTGGCGTCCTTTTAGTACATATCGCGGCGATATATAAACGGAGGTGAGTACATGGCGAAATTGACCGAAGAGGAGAAAACGCACCTACGGAAAGTATTCGAAAAGCTAATCGAACAGGATTGCGTATATTTCTCCGTTGATACAAACGTAAGAGAATTTGGAGAACGGGATACAACGCTGACTCTTCGATCTGAAGAAGAATAACGATTTTCACGCTCAAATCACACGAAATTAGACGCCTTAGCCTTAGCCGAGGGTATTCGGTAGGGTGACGGTTAACAGCGCTAATTTCGTGTATATTTTCCGGGTAGCGAGACAACTCGCAAAATAAGCGGAATGGTGTTTGAGCGCCTGATCAACGCTCCCATATCTGCGCGGAAGGGTTATTTTCGGTCTTACCTTCCGATCCTATTTGCGCATGTACCATGATGTACAAGGCGTTCCTGAAGGCGATATTTCGTCTTTTGCTTAGGTTTTTATCCGATAGCGACATCGGATTCTCCGCCGGTGGTGACGTTAAATACGTACCGGAAAGCGAGCTATACTGTCGCGTTTCAATAAAGACTTGCGTTCGACATTCGAAAGGGTTTATAACCCGACGGTCGACTTAGCCTACGTGAGTCCAACGCAATCAGAACGAGGGCGATCCGAATAAGGGTCGCTCTTTTTGTGCTTGCGTTGCCTACGGGCCTTTCCGGAATGTGCTTCCGAGCCTTCCGGTGCGCAGGCGATAAAGAAACGAAAAGGAGACGATGTGAGTGGCGGTAGGTGAACGAGCTTTTGAATAGAGAACGTAAGCAGCGTTATAGATACCTACGAGAGCAACGAAAGGAACGCGACTATGAGCTTGGATTTATACAACTGGCTGGCCGTCCGTTCTGTAAGCCTAGATTAATACGGCTGGGTCCAGCGTTAACCTTAACGCGATTCATGGCGGGTGCTAAGCGATGAGTAACTACTATGACAAACACAAGCGCGATCCCGAAGCGCGAGCGTTCTATAAGTCTACAGCCTGGGCTAAGTGCCGGTCCTTAGTACTCAAGCGCGACCATCACCTGTGCCAAGACTGCCTCGCTAATAAAACGATCACTAAAGCCGAGACTGTGCACCATATAAAGGAGCTGCGAGAATATCCTGAATTAGCTTTAGATGCATCAAATTTGATCAGTCTCTGCAATTCCTGCCACAATAAACGCCATCCAGAGAAGGGGCAGAAAAGCGCCAAAACAGAGAAGAAACAGAGAAAAATTAGAGTCATAAAGACAGAGGCTAACCCCGAACTATAGCCCCCTACCCTCAGGACTAAAAAACAAAAACACAAGGGACCGGCGGGCCCCCTTCGCTTGTTGCGCGACCAGAAATTTTACATTAAAGGGGGGTCTCCCCGAATGAAAGGAGTGTTTTAATGGCGGTACCGACAGCGAAAAAAATCCGGGAATACCTCGGAGACAGGTATAAAGAATCGGATGAAGAACTGATCGAACTCTACGTTGACACTCATAAGTTTTACCGCCGACTAAAAAAGGAAGTAGCCGAAAACCCTTTAATGATGCGGCATACGAACAAAGCAGGCGCGGAGAACCTTGTCAAAAATCCGTTAGCAATTGAGCTTACGAAGACGGTGACGACGTTAAACAATCTTCTGAAATCGCTCGATCTTACGCCGGCTCAAAGAAAAGAATTAAACGCGGGCGGTGAAGAAAATGACGACGGTTTCGATCAGCTCTAACCCGACAGACATCGAAAAATGGTATAAAAACTGGCTAAAAACGCAAAAAATAGCCGGATTTATACGCGAAAAACCGGCGGAAAAGTTGCTTACAACATGGTATGCGGAAAAAGTAGTCTCCGGGGAGATAATCGCAAGTAAGAAAAATATTCTCGCTTGCAAACGACATCTTCGCGATTTAAAACGCGCAGGAACAGACGAATTTCCATACGTTTTTAACGAAGAAAAAGGGCATCGCCCGATACAGTTTATCGAGAAGTTTTGTAAACCGTCTCAAGGACAGTACGACAGTTTGACGCTTCAACCGTGGCAACATTTTGTGATCGGATCACTGTACGGTTGGGTTCATCGCGATACCGGCCTTCGGAGATTCCGTGAAGGCCTTGTTTTTGTTGCGCGGAAGAACGGAAAAACAACGAAAATCAGCGGTTTAGCCAATTTTGCGATAACAAAGGACGACGAACCGGGCGCTCGGGCCTACGTTTTAGCAAACTCGAAGCAACAAGCGGGTGTTTTATTCGAGGAAAGTCGTGCAATGGTTCAGAAGTCACCGGTACTTCGGAAGCGTCTGCGCGAGAATCAAAAAGGCATCTATCATGACGCGTCTATGAGTCAGATCGAGGCGCGGGCGTCTGATAGCGAAAAGTTAGACGGTTTGAATACGCATCTCGGCATATTCGATGAGATACACGAATTCAAAGATTCAAAATTGATCAGCGTAATCAAGAACTCAAGGGCAGCTCGACGGCAGCCATTAATCATCTACATCACGACGGCCGGCTATCAACTCGACGGGCCTCTCGTCGAATATTACGAAATTGCTTCCGATGTTTTGGACGGATCTAACGTTCAGGAGCGGAATTTTTACTTTATGGCCGAATTAGACGACATTTCTGAGGTGGAAAACCCGGAAATGTGGATCAAAGCGAACCCTAACATTGGAGTAACGATGGATATTCCGTCAATGATTCAGGACTTCAATGCGGACCGCCACGTCCCTCGTGAATACAACGACTGGCTGGTCAAACGGTTTAATATCTTCGTGGATAACGGAGAGGAAAGCTTCATAGACTTCGAAGTCATCAAGCGCAATAACGGACATGTCGATCCGGAATCGTTGCGTGGTATGAGATGCATTGGCGGCTTCGACTTATCACAAACGGAAGACTTTACAAGCGCGTGTCTGGAGTTTTTGCTGCCGGATAATCGCGTTTTTGTTATGTCTCATTCGTGGGTACCGGCGGCAAAAGTACAAAAAGATAACGAAAAAATCGACTACCGTGGGTTTGAAGCCGACGGTTTTTTGACGATTATACCCGGAAATTACGTTCAGTACGAGTACGTTTACGACTGGTTCGTTGAAATGTCGCGTAAATATCAGATCGATAAGATCACGTTTGACCCAGCGAATGCGATGCGATTGGTTCACGATCTTCAAAACTACGGATTTCAAACGGAAGTTGTGCGACAAGGGTACATTACTCTGAGTGACCCGTTAAAGCATATCAAAGAATTATTGCTTGACGGAAACGTCGTTTACAACGAAAACAAGCTTTTCACATGGTATCTAAACAACGTCAAGCTCGTCGAAGATCGGAACGGTAACTGGTTGCCGACTAAACAAACGAGGTACCGGAAAATCGATGGCTTTGCGGCTTTTCTGAACGCACATACACAGGTTTATCTCGATATGACGAAGCCGGTTGAGGGCGGAAGCGTCGGATTTATCTCAATTAGCGATCTATTAAACGGTTAGGAGGTGAGAAATTGGGCTTTTGGAGCAATGTTCGGAACTTTTTTCGCAAGCCATCCGATGTCAAGGCAGAAACGAGAAGGGATCTAACACACTGGTATATTCCTCGAGCTACTATTCTAGGAAATTACGGAGAACATGCGCTGGCTGACAACGAAACAGTTTTCTCGGCTGTGTCGCGATTATCAAACACGATGTCAAGCCTACCAATCAAGGCGTATAAAAATTATCAACCGATTGAGTCTCAGGCTTCCGAGCTTCTGACATACGCGCCGAATCATAACATGACATCCGGGCAATTTATCGGCCTTTTGGAGACGCATCGGGCCGTATATGGCAATGCTTACGCAATAAAACGGTACGGAATGCGTTATGAAGTCGTTGGATTAGAGGTTTTGGATCCTTCGAGAGTGCAGCCGGTGATTGAAGAGACTACTCGGGATCTTTGGTACGAGATTTTAGGAGACAACGGAAATTATTTCGTTCACAACATGGACATGATTCACGTTAAAAATACGTCGGTAGACGGTCTAAAAGGAATCTCACCGCTAAAGGTTCTGCGGAACGCCCTCGACTTTGATCGAGATGTCCGGCTTTTCAGTCTAGAACAAATGGATGGAGCAAAGATATCATTCATTTTGGAATTAGCGAATCAACTCGACGATACACGCAAAGAAAAGATGTTAGAGAACTTTAAAAGTTTCTATAAAGACAACGGCGGCCTCTTAATTCAGGAACCAGGGGTAAAAATCCGTGAATTAAAGAAGGAATTCATCGATACAAAGGCGTTTGAGGTCGAAAAAGTGACACGTTCAAGAGTCGCGCAGGCCTTTAATATTCCGTTGTACATGCTTGGCGAGACACAGGGCAGCGTCTCCAATATGGAGCAACTTTATATCGATTATGTACAAGGAACGCTAATGCCTATCGCAACTCAGTACGAAAAAGAATTCAACCGGAAGCTGCTGACTGAAAAGGAGCGCAAGTCCGGTTATTATTTTAAGTTTAGTATGAACGCGTTATTGCGCGGAGACATGCAGACCCGCGGTAATTTCTATCAACAAGGCATCCGGAGCGGCTGGTTTAAGCCGAATGAGGTGCGTGCATGGGAGGATTTGCCGCCAGAAGAGGGCGGAGACACGCTTTATTTAAGCAAAGATTTATTCCCAATCGACCAGGTTGCGCAACAGAAAATCACATCGGCTGATGCCCCGACGCCTCCATCGTTAGAAATTAACGAAGATGATAACGAGGACTCGAAAGGAGGTGAGGACGATAAAGAAGTTCTGGGAAATCAAAGCGGCGAAGAATGACGCTAAAACAGGCGAGATTTACATTTACAGTGAAATCAGTTCGGCCCAGTTCTGGGGGGACGAAGTGACTGCGCAAACTTTCAAGGAGGATTTAGACGGACTTGGCGAAGTATCTGCGCTAAATATCTATATTAATTCGCCAGGCGGCTCTGTTTTCGAAGGGAATTCGATCTACAACATCATAAAGCGGCACAAAGCCCACGTTAACGTCTACGTCGACGGGCTGGCGGCCAGTATCGCAAGCGTCATCGCAATGTCCGGTGACGCTATTTTTATGCCCGCAAACGCGATGATGATGATTCATAATCCGTGGACTGTTGCGCAAGGCAATGCGGAAGAACTCCGCAAACAAGCCGACGACATGGATCGTATTCGCGAAAGTCTTATCGAGGCATATCTCGGAAAAGCAGGCGAAAAACTCAATCGTGATCGTTTGGTCGAACTTATGGACGCAGAAACGTGGCTGACGGCGCAAGAATGTCTTGAATTAGGGCTATGTGATTCTATTGAAGCTCCTAGCGCTGCGGTTGCGAAAGTAGATACGCAGTTATTTGCGAAGTACTGGAACACTCCGGAATCGCTTCTTAATCAGACAAAAGAGGACGTAAAGCAGGCGGAAAAAGAGCGCCTGTTCCGTGAGCAGCTTATCACGGAAGCACAAACAAATTTACTAAAACTTCAAAACGGGGGAATCATTTAATGGAACTATTTGATCTGAAGGCAAACTTAAACACTGTAGGAACACAATTAGCATCGGTTGAAAAGGAAATCATGAACAAAGCGGCTGACCCTAACGCTTCTATCGACGAAGTGCGGTCTCTAAAACAAAAAAGAGACGATCTTAAAGAGCGTATGGACATCCTACAAAATCAACACGATGCTTTAGAACAGGAACAAAAAGCTAAAATTCAAGCAAGCCTTGACAAAGCAAAAGCAGGCGCGTCTGCTGGACTTAACAGTGAAGATCCAAAGGTTAAGAAAGTTTCTGCTAAAGCCGGCTTAATCCGTGCAACAATGAGAAAAGAGGTACCGGCTCCTGAAGTACGTGCTGCGTTAGGAGATAATAACGGAACAGGTGGGGAGAAACTCCTTCCTAAAACAGTTTCGGAAGAACTTATTCACGAACCTTTTGTAAAGAATCCGTTGCGTGATCTTTCAACGTATACGAGTGTAACAAATCTCGAAATCCCTAAAGTTGATTTTTCCCTTGACGATGATGATTTCATCCAAGACTTGCAGACTGCTAAAGAACTTGAAGTAGACGGAGATGTGGTTACTTTCGGACGCCGCAAATTCAAAGTCATGGCAAAAATCTCTGAAACTATTTTGGCAGCTACTGATACTGATCTGGTCGCTACAGTTGAGCGCGCTTTACAATCCGGCCTAGCTGCAAAAGAGAAAAAAGTTTCTTTCGCAGTAACACCTAAACAGGGAGAAGAGGAAATGTCCTTCTACGCTGCCGGAATTAAGCAAGTAACTGCGGAAGATAAATATAAAGCGATCAAAAAAGCTATTGCGGACCTTCCAGAAGACTTCCGTGAAAACGCAAAAGTAATGATGACATACGCAGACTATCTCGAAATCATTGAAACTTTGGCTAATGGAAGTGCAACTCTTTACGGAGCACAGCCGGAACAAATCATCGGTAAGCCAGTTGAATTCTGTGATGCAGCAGTTGATCCTATCGTCGGTGACTTCCGTTACTCCCACTTCAACTATGATCCAGCAATCACTTACGAAAGCGATAAAGACGTTAAAACTGGTGAAAATGTATTCGTTCTGACTGCGTATTTCGATCACAAAATCAAACTGAAATCTGCATTCCGTATCGCTAAAGTAGACACTACTCCCTAAAGCGCCCCAAGGGCTAAAGGCATCTTCGACTGACTCATCGGTGTCCCTAAGTTGGGATGCCGTAGCCTTTGCTGGGGGAATCAAAGAATACGAAATCTTTAGGGACGGTGTTTCTGTTGGGACTCGTGTTGGCACATCGTTTAATGAGAGCGGTTTAAAGCCGGAAACTACGTATAAATACCAAGTTCGGGCGATCTCAATGGCGGGAAATCCGTCGGAGCTGAGTAGCGAACTTTCCGTTACAACAGAGCCTACGCCTGTGCCAGATCCGGAAAGTATCAGCGTCAGTCCATCGTCTAAGACATTAAACGTCGGTGAGACACAGCAAATTACCGCAACAGTATCGCCTAGTGGGGCTGATCAGAGTGTAACATACACGTCAAGCAACACGTCAGTCGCAACGGTGACTAGCTCCGGTAAGGTAACTGCGGTTGCAGCCGGTTCTGCTACGATTACTGTAAAATCGAAAGTGAAGACAACAGTTAAGAATACCGTATCGATCACTGTCGTCGACCCGGCGCCATCTGGCGGTGAGTAAACATGGATATCTCTCTAGATGAGGTAAAAGAATATCTTCGTATTGATGGAGATGAGGAGGATTCCCTTATCTCCTTTTTCATTTCCGCAGCGAAGACGCATCTGGAAAACGCCGGCGTAACCGACAAGGAATCTGAATTATATAAATTGGCCGTCCTCATATACGTCACAGACGCGTATGAAAATAGATCAACGGCATTGAGCGGAAATAAAGTAGCTGGAATCGTATTGCAACTGAGGTGATCTCGTGAAAACTGGCGATTTTAACAAGCGAATCACATTTCTTCGGTTTACCGAAACAACAAACGCTGAGGGATTCGAAATAAAGGAATGGTTACCAGTTGCGACCGTTTGGTCAGCGGTTAAGACGGTCCAGGGGCGTGAATTTTACCAGGCTGGCGCAGTGCAGGCGGACAGAACAGCACGATTTGTTATTCGGTATTCAAAACGGATGAAGTCGATTCTTAGAAACGACCTGCGCATTTCATACGCGGGAAGGACGTTCGAAATAGAAAGCTTTATAAATGACGATGAACGTAACGTCACCTTTACGATAGTGACGAAGGAGGTCGGAATCAAATGAGCATTCAGATTTCCGGGTTTGACGAAGTAATGCGAAACATCCAACGTATGGGCAATCGGGCTAATTCGTTAAAATCCGGCGCATTAGATGCCGGAGCAAAGCCTATTTATGAAACTATGGAGGATAACAACCCAAGTAAAAGATACAAGATCGCTGTCGAAAAAAGTAAGTCAGACGAAGTAGTAATCGGTCCTGAAAAAGACTTTTTCACAGCGCATTTTCTTGAATTCGGCACAAGTCCGCACCTTATAAAACTGCGAAAAGCCAAGATACAGACAGACGGCCAAATTGTTTACGGTAAGGAAGTTAACCACCCAGGGCACGCTCCTCGACCATTCGTTGAGCCGTCTTTTATTGCGTCTAAGGAAGATGCGCAACAAGAGATTGTTAACTACCTGAGAAGGAATTTATTGCCATGAGTCTACGGAGTCTAGTAATGGCGACTTTAAAGGATATTGGCGTACCTGTTCGATTTATTACGTATTCGGGCGACGAGGACACGTACATTCTCTTTTATGTTTATACCGTATCTGACGCACTTTCAATGGAGGATGTAGAAACTTTCGCTAATCACTATGTTCAGATTAGTATCTTCACAAAAGACCCGACAAAATATTCAGAATTAGAAAAAGAGGTAAAGAGCCGGCTCAAACGAGCTGGCTTTTTTCGTTCAAACGAGCAGGACCTTTATGAAAACGAAACTGAGCTTTTTCACAAAGTCTTGCGTTACGGGACGACACTAAATACGGAAGAGGAGTGAAGCAACCTATGGCAAAAGGCGTACGCGTAGGTTTAAAAAATATACACTTTGCGAAAATTCTAACGGAAGATGAGAACGGAGTTACTTACGATACTCCGGTTAAAATCGGAAATGCGATCGAAGCAAGTATCACACCGAACACAAACAGCGAAACTCTATATGCTGATGACGGCCCTTCAGAAGTTGAATCTTCGTTGGGAGAAACGGAAGTTGAAATCGGTATCGATCAATTATCAACTACTGCACAGGCGTTGTTGCTCGGTCACACTATTCTTAGCGATGGTGTACTAGAGAAGAAAGAAACGGATATCGCACCGTACGGCGCATTGCTTTTTGAGTCGGCTACTACTGGAGGGAAATCAAAACTTTATGCGCTATATAAAGGGAGATTCCAGCCGCAAGAGGAATCTTTTGCAACTAAAGGAGATAGCCCGGAATTCCAAACAGACTCAATTTCTGGCGTATTTGTACGTCGCGATCACGACAAGGTTTGGCAACGTAGCGTATTTACGGGAGATGAGGGCGTGAAAGCAGAGGTTATTGAAAACTGGTTTAAGAAAGTTTACGAACCAACAACCTCTACTCCCTGATGCGCCCCAGAATCTACGGTACGACAGTACGACAGATTCTATTACAGTTGAATGGGATGCCGTAGATGGGGCAACTTCATATAACGTTTACAGAGGGGCAGACAAGAAATTCGCTGAAAACGTGACGCAACCTAAGTATGTAACAACTGGTATGAATCCGGATACTAAGCTCACAATTAACGTAACGGCTGTTAATGAGTCCGGCGAGTCTCCTATGAGCGAAATTGTGACTCAAACGAAGATGAAAATAGAAACGGAGAGCTAAGTTTTTAGCTCTCTTTTTTATTAAAAAAATAAAGAAATTAGGAGTGTGGGTTATGCAAATCACATTAATGGTTGATGGTGAAGAGAAGGTATTTCAAGCACCTTTCGTAAAGGGGCGTATGTTGAGGGAAGCAATTAAACTCTCAAAGTCGAGCAACTTTGATGATTTGGATGTTGAAGATTTGGACGCATTGGTAGGTTACGTAGTCCGAGTTTATGATGAACAATTCGATATCGATCAATTTTATGATGGGATTTCTTCTGAAAAACTAATTCCTACAATTACGGAAACAATCCAACAAGTCGTTGGAACTGTAGCTGTTCCAAATGAACAAGTTGGCGAGAACAAAGAAACTGAAGCGCAGGAAATCGGTGAGGTAAAAAACTAACACCGGGGTATATTTTACCCCTTGATGTTTTAGATCAGCTTGATAGGGATCTCAAAAAGCTCTATCTCGACAACTCCGAAAAACCCTCGGATATCTATTACCTAGACGAAATGGACATCGGGTGGTTTTGCGAACTAATGAATTTTAGTGATGGTGGTAGCTCTCACGGAAGCGGAAAAACACAACAAAAACTCGGCTATATCGATCAGATACCGGGTTTTTAGAAGGGAGGTATCGGAGATTTGGCGACTGAATCAGTCGGATCTATACGCGTTAGTTTAGGTCTAGACAACATTGACTTCTCTCGCGGCCTCCAGGACGTTAACAGAAAATTAAAGGTACTAAACTCGGAATTCAAAGCGGCAATGGCTGGCGCTGGCCGATTCGATAACAGCCTGGATTCATTGCGTAATAAGACCGACATATTAAATCGGACTTTACAAACGCAAAAGGCGAAACTTAACGAGTTGAAGCGGCAATATGAAGAGAGCGTAAGGACGACGGGAAGGTATTCGGCACAATCCGAAAAGCTCCTCGCCCAGTATAATCGAACTGTTGCAGCGGTCCGGAAAACTGAGGATCAGTTAGACCTTCTTAACCGTAAAATGCGAGAGCAGAGCAACGGCTTCAGTCAATTAGGCGCTAAAATTAGCGCAAGCATTAAGACGATCGATACGAAGTTACGCGTATTGGATTCGTCATTTGAGGCCGCATCAGCCGGCATAAGGGATTTCGGTTCTACTACCGAGCAACTACGACAAAAATCGGAACATCTTACGCAATCGATCTCGTTACAAGAGCAGCGACTTAAAAACATCCGCCGACTGTATCTCGAAGCTAAACGCGCAAAAGGCGAAGATGCTCAGGCGACCCAAGAATTACGCGTTCAAATGAATCAAGCGACGGCACAACTTCGAACAACTCAAGCCGAACTGGCCGCAACGAACCGACAGATCCAATCGAACACGGGCCGTTGGAACGAGCTCGGCAACCGGATGGGTGAAGTCGGAGACCGGATGCGGGACGTTGGGGGTCGGATGCAATCTGCGGGATCTGAAATCGCGATGTCATTCGGCGTAGCGACAGCGGCTTTAGGCGGAGGTCTTGCGGTTTCAACGAAAAAAGCGATGGACTTCGAGCAGCAGATGTCGAGCGTGAAGGCGGTCATGAATCCGGCAGAAGCCAACCAATACAGCGCTGCCCTTACGGAATTAGCCATTAAACTCGGTGCTGATACGAAATACAGTGCGCTTGAGGCTGCGCAAGGTATGGAAGAACTCGTAAAGGCCGGTGTATCTACGAAGGACATACTGAATGGCGCACTTAAGGGCGCGCTATCGCTTGCGACAGCGGGAGAATTAGAGCTTGCGGATGCGGCGGAAATTGCGTCGACTGCACTGAATGCGTTTAAAGACGATAACATTAGCGTTGCACAGGCAGCAGATATTCTCGCAGGGGCCGCAAACTCTTCCGCAACAACGGTTGGAGAGATGCGGTATGGTCTTCAAATGACATCCGCAGTAGCAGCCGGTATGGGACTGTCTTTTAAAGACACGGCTACTACACTAGCCCTCTTCGCGCAGAATGGACTTAAAGGATCAGATGCAGGTACTTCGATGAAAACGATGTTAAGTCGTTTAGTACCTATGACAAAAGCTCAGTACGAGACAATGCACGATCTTGGTCTAGTCACCCTTGATACTTCCGAAGCTTTTAAACGTATGGCTGATAAAGGCTTCAAACCAGCGAGTAAAAATATCGGCGATATATACGAGGCACTTAACAAGTATGTTGAAAAGACGACAGGAGCGAAGCAAGGGACTGAAAAGTTCGAGAAGGCCTTTGACAAAGCCACCCGGAGTCTTGGAATCATGGACAATAAATTTTTTGATGCTAACGGAAATATTCGGAGTATGACAGAAATATCTGGAGAGCTTTCTAATGCGCTTGATGGTTTGTCCGCAAAAGATAAACAAGAAGCCCTTTACAATATTTTCGGTAGTGACGCTATTCGGGGCGCGTTGATTCTTGGTAAGGAAGGAAGTAAAGGCTTCGATAAAATGGCAGCTGCAATGGATAAAATAAAGGCCGATAATGTTGCTGCTGAAAAAATGAATAACCTTAAGGGTAAAATCGAAGAACTTTCCGGTGCCGTAGAAACTGCACAAATTTCATTTGGTAATGCGCTAACCCCAGCTATCTCTGCACTCGTTTCTATGCTTCAGAGCGCGACGGACTGGTTTAATGGTCTATCTAAAGGAATGCAATCGTTCGTAGCTATTTCTTTAGCGGTTACAACTGTAATTCTGGGCATTGTTGCAGCGTTAGGTTTTTTAATGCTTGGTGTCGGCCAAATGATATCTGGACTCGGGACTTTAATCGGTCTTTTAAAAGGTTTGATCAAAAGTGAAAAGTTTATAAAGGTTATAGGTGTTGCATTCGGAGCACTTACGAGTCCGATCGGCCTTACGGTTCTTGGTATAACCGCGGTAGGAGCAGCTCTTGTAATCGCGTACAAAAAGTCTGAGAAATTCCGTAATTTTGTAAACGGTGCTTTTGAATCAGTTAGAAACGTGACGGTTACGGCATTCAGCAGTATTGCGGCAGTGGTAGGCGACACATTTAATTTTATACAAAAAGCTTCGATAGCCGGATGGGGGAGATTTGCTGATGGCGTCTCCGTAATTGTTCCGGCAGTACGACAGCGATTTGTTAACGTGGCTAATTCGGTAGGTGGATTCGTTTCAAACATCGGATCGTCGATCGCAGATAGATTTGGTTCCGGACTAGCGGATAGAGCCGGCTCCGCAGTAGATTTATTCATTCAGAATTTAAGGGCTGCGTTTTCGAGTGTGGGCGGAATCGTATCGATTTTAGCGCCAACCGTGACTGCGTTAGGGCTGGCGATGGCCGGGGTTTCCGGATCTATCGGTTTTGTCATCACTTCTCTCGTTAGTCTAGCCGGTTTTTTATTCCGACTATATCAAACAAACGAAGAGTTCAGAGCGTCTGTACAGAACGCTTGGTCACAGATTATGTCGGTAATCGGTAACGTTGTAGCTGCGATTCAGCCAATCATTAATCAATTTATCGGCTATTTTTCGGGTATTGCAGCAGAGCTCGCACCTGAATTCGCGAAAACGGGCGAAGTCATAATGTCCAGCATTAGTTCGTTAGGACCAACGTTTACTGAGCTCGGAAATGCTTTTAGGGAATTATGGACAACGTTAGGTCAATCATTCTCTGAAATTGCGGTTCAGATAGCGCCGGTGATCCAGGAATTAGGCGTGACTTTCGCGGCGTTTTTGCCGCAAGTTGTAACGTTGGTTGGCCAGCTGATTCAGACATGGGCCTCTTTCCAAGTCCAATTTGCACAACTTATTATGCAAGTCGCATCGGTACTATTGCCAATGTTAGCTCAAGCATTTACATCTTTGCTTCCGCTAATTTTACAAATCGTATCGTCTGTGCTTCCAGTAGTCCTACAGTTGATTCAGTCCCTTGTTCCAGTAGTAACTACTATTGCGACTACCTTGTTACCAATTTTGCTACAGGCGTTTCAGTCAATTTTCCCGCCAGTACTGGCGATAATTCAGTCTGTAGTGCCTATCGTCGCTAATCTGTTAACATCAGTTGCTCAAATCTTGAGTCAGTTGGCTGTAACCTTGCTGCCACTCATTCTGCAAGTTGTTCAGGCAGTTTTCCCTGTTGTAACAAGTATCATTCAGATTGCCATGCAGGTAGCAGTAACGGTTTTACAGTTAGTGGCAACTATAATTCGCACTGTTCTTATCCCAGCGATCCAATTCGTGCTGAAAATTGTGCAAGTCGTGTTCCCTGTAGTTGTTAGTGTAATCCAAAATGCACTCAATATCGTGATCAATATAGTTAAGTTTTTCACTGCGTTATTAAAAGGCAACTGGAGCGGAGTCTGGAATGCGATACTTGGGATCCTGAAAAGTATTTGGAACATAATCACCGCAGTAATCCGAGGAGCTGTAAATGTAGTTCTCACACTCTTTTCTGGATTGGTCAATGGGGCAGTTAGCGCCTGGAATTTCTTGAAGGACAGAACAGTAGGTTTGTTCAAATCAATCGGGAAATTTGCAGCTGACACGTTCCTCAACATGATCGAGGGAGCAAAGGCGTTACCAGGTAAAATTGGTGACGGGATAAAAAATATGGCCGGCAAAGCCCTATCTGGAGTTAAATCTCTAGGAAATACGATGATCGGTGGACTTGAAGGGATTATCAATGGCTTGACGCAAAAAGGGATTAACAAGCTACTCGATACATTCGGGGTGGATAAGAAACTCCGAATCCCTAAACTCGAAATTCCGAGGTTCGCTAAAGGTACGCCAGCAGGCGGTCACAAAGGCGGTCTTGCTATTTTAGGGGATGGTGGTGGTCCGGAGTTATTCCGCACACCTTCCGGTTTCACAGGTTTAAGCCCTGGAACCGACACGCTCTTTAATCTACCGAAGGGGACGCAAGTCTTGCCTCATAAAGAAACACGCGAGGTGCTATCGTCTGGAATCCCTGCATTCAAGAAAGGTACGAAGAACAAAAGTTTCTTCGATTCTGCTATCGATGTTGGAAAATCCGCTGTTGATGCTGGTAAAGCTGCCGTAAATAGTGTGAAGGATTTCGCTTTTGATGCGTGGGAATACGTAAGCAATCCGTCAAAACTTATCGCTAAAACGATAGAAAGTCTCGGACTGAAGTTGCCGGATATCTCCGGAGCTTTCGGGACAATTGCGAAAGGTGCCTTCGGTAAAGTCAAAGATTCCGCCGTCAGCTTTATGAAAAAGAAACTCGCTGACTTTGGTGGAGCTTTCGGAAGCGGCGATAAAGCGTCCGGAAACGTTAAGCAATGGATTCGGGCGGCGATGGCTAAAACGAATTCGCCAGCTTCTTGGTTCGCTCCACTCGTTACAATTGCGATGAAAGAGTCCGGAGGCCGTACGGGTCCGTCTACAATTAATCGTTGGGACTCGAACTGGAGACGTGGTACACCGTCAATGGGGCTTATGCAAACGATCAAACCAACGTTTGATGCGTATAAGCTTCCGGGAATGGGCGACATCATGAATCCGGTGCACAACACGGTTGCGGCTATCCGTTATATCAAATCTCGCTATGGAAGCCCGTTTAATACTCCAGGCATCAGATCGATGGCGAAAGGCGGTCCGTACAAAGGGTATAAAATCGGCGATATTGTGACGCAAAAGCAGCTCGCCTGGATTGCAGAAGAAGGTCCAGAAGCGATTATTCCGTTGCAAAACCATAGGCAGCGGGCGCAGCAATTATGGGCGGCGGCAGGTAGAGAAATCGGTATGGATCCGGTTGGTGGAAGTAACGAGGAGGAACTTGCTTTGCTACGGGGACAAAACGCGCTACTCAGACAGACGAACACATTGCTAACGGGGATTCTACGCAAAGATCCGAGTGTAGTTGTCGATACGGCAGCACTAACGGACAGTGTAGAAAAAGGTCAGGCACAAAACATCGGATTCAATAAGCTGCTGTGGGGTGATCGGTAAATGGCGTATCTTACGATTATAAAAAACGGTGAAACCGTTGATCACCGTAAATACGGCTTAAAGCTTTTGAGTTTTCGCAAGGAATCGCTAACACACCGAACTAACTTTGAAGAAATGGGAGGCAGGCATGGCGCAATAGATACGGGAACGACTTTCGGTGAGCGAAAACTTAAAGCGACGTTTTTAATGCAAGGCGTAGACCATCTTGATTATCAGTTGATGATCGATGAGGTCTACGCTTTATTTGCGTGCGAAGATTCAATCGAATTAATAGATTCGAGACAGCCCGGTAAAGTATGGACAGTAAAACCAAGTAGCACATTTGAGCCTGACGATTTAAACCCGAGGAGCGGTAAATTTGAGATCGAATTTACGTCTCCGTTACCGTTCGCGAGTTCGTATGGTTCTACTCTTGATCCGTTCACATTCGGCGAAGAAGTTTGGCAAATCGGGCAAGGTCTGATTCCTTCAGATAGCCTAGTTTACAGACATCAAACTACTCGATTCAGTATTTTCAATGCTGGAAATGTAGAGGTTGATCCTTGCCTTGAAATGCCGTTGAATATCGTTTATAAAGGCGCATCCTCAAATTTTACGATCAAAAACAAAACGACCGGGCAGACGATTTCATATAACGGGACCTCTAAGTCGACCGATTCTATAAAACTCGAAGGGCTGCGCCATCTGAAGAACGGTATTAGCATTTACGGAAATACCAATCGCGGATACATTTCATTAAAGCCAGGATGGAATGACTTCGAACTCACCGGCACGTCTGGAAGTTTCGAAATTACATTTGATTTTTTCTTTTTCTATAAGTAGGTGGTCGAATGAAAACGATAGCAATTAGAGACGTAACAGGTATTATGGAGCCGTTACCGGGATTTTCGGTAGTACGAACAGATGGTAGCGACGGGCAGAGATCAATAAAATTAAACGGCTATAAAACAACTACTAACCAGTACGGCTACCAGTTTGTAAAAAACGAAAATACAGTTGTCTACGATGACGAAGAGTACATCATCAAAACACATCGCGAAAGAACGTACCGGAAAGGCGTCGGAGTTGAGGCAACGGCCATTCATCGCATCTTTGACGACTTGAGGAACAATTACATTTACGATGAGAAGACGGGCACGCTCCGATTGGATGCGATGCTCTCTTTTGCATTGGAGGGAAGCGGCTACACATTCGAAATTGATACGATGGATTTACCAACGTCAGTCAGAGTTGAAAATTTCGGATGGAATAACTCTCTTGCTCTTTTCAGAGACATTCTCGAAAAGTTCGGTGCAGAGTTCGACTACAAAGGTAAGAAAATCTATATCGCTAAAAAATTCGGTATCCAAAGAGATGAACCTTTTCTGCGTTATAGATTCAACGTAAAGGACCCGGAAAAAGAGATTGATACAAGCAGTTTCGCAACGTATATTCGAGGTTACGGAAAGAAAGACGATAAAGGAAACTATTTGTTTGCCGAGTACACAAGTCCTTTAGCCAAAATATACGGTATTAAGCATGCTGACCCGGTTAAAGATGAGCGGTACACAGACAAAGATAGTCTTCTCAACGCAATGAAAAAGCAGCTCACCGATAACATCGATATTTCTCTTACCTTTACAGCCATTGAACTTGAAAGTATGGGACTCAAGGATATTAAAAAGGGTGATTATGTTTGGTGTGTGATTGAACCGTTTGACTTAAATGTTCAATTACGAGCTGTAAGCAGAGAAGATTACTCTGATGAAACCAAGTCACCTACGTTTACTTTTGGGACTATTACGAAAAAAGCTTCGGATATTATCGCGAGCTTTAATACGACAAAAAAAGCGGTTGACAAGGTTATCGATACGTCTACCGGAAAAATAAAAGACTCCGCAATTGACACGACGGGCCTCACAACGAAATCCGAGTTTCAGTCGCACGTAGATAACAAGATAGTGCACATAACAGCAGAAGAAAGAGCTGCTTGGAACGCGGCTTCAAATTCAATCGGTGATTTAACTTTTATCACCTGGAGCACGCCAACTCTTAAAAATGGTTGGATTCAGTATACGGAGAATACCGGAAGCTATCCGATTCAGTATGGAAAGGATGCGATAGGGACGGTCAATATCAGAGGAGCTGTTTCGTCAGGGGTAGTCGGATCTTCAACTCCAGTCTTTACTTTGCCCGCTGGTTATAGACCGCCGTTTCCTCATCTTTTTATCGGTGTTTCATCTGTCGCAACAGACGGTACTCCTCAGTATTTTCGCGGGATTATAAAGACGAACGGGGATGTTTGCATTGAGAATGTCTCAAACAAAGATACTCCCAATCAGTTTATCGGTATCTATACGCAATTTAAAGCGATTTAAAAATATCGGAGGTGATAACGCTTGGGAAAGTTCTATTATAAAAAAGCCACAACAAGCGGGTTTGATCGCCAATATATAAAAGACCAAAATCAAAACCTAGATGACATAGGTAAGGACATCCGAGAAGTTGACACAAAAATAAATGATCATAAAAAAGCAAAAAACGCCCACACATCGGATCAAATAGCGCACAGCAGCGGGTTAACTGTCGCACAAGAAATCGAAGTAGAGAAGGCGCGAATCAGAAATCTCGTCCTAAATGTCGATGGAACAAACATTAAGGAAGTCGTCGATGCTCGCGTCGATAGGAATGGCACGATTTATCCGACGCTACGGGATCGTCTGGATGCTGACGGAAAGGTCGTAGACGACATAAGGGACGATCTTATTACGAGAATCAGCTTTAAAAATGCGCTATCGTATGGCGCAGATCCTAAGGGTAAAACGCCGTCAGCGGACGCGATTCAAAGTGCATTGGACGAAATCCACAGCGAAGGCGGCGGTTGGCTCGTAATTCCCGGCGGTACTTATCTGATCGAAAAACGCATGATCATTTACGAAAATACCCGCGTTACAATGGCGTCCGATTGCGTACTTCTTAGAGGATGGGCCGGCGGGTTCTTTGCTAACGGAAGGCCGGACGATAGCTTCAGCGGCTTTTCCGGAAGAAGCAACATCATTATTGAAGGTGGTATTTTAGACGGAAACTATGCCAATATAGACAAGTATCCGACTACTGCGATGGACTCAATCATTTTAGGGCATGCAAATAATATTATGATTGATCGCGTAACATTTAAAGACACGATTACCGCCCATGCCATTGATGCCAATGGCTGCAATAATCTCCAGATAACAAGGAGTAATTTTTTGGGTTTTATTGATGTGAGCGGAAAACGCCCTTTCTCAGAAGCCATACAGCTTGGGGAATTTGTTGAAATGGGCGTCAATCAATTCGGATCGTTTGACGGTACCCCTAATAAAAACGTTTATATCGCCCATAATCATTTTGGTAAATCTGATCTGTTAGGCGGTTGGGGGTGTGGCGTCGGCAATCACTATTCTGTTTATAATGTTTTCCAAACAGACATAACACTCTTTGACAATGATTTCGAAGATTGTACTTTTGCGGGAGTACGGACCTTTAAATGGGGCGAAGTTAAGATTCTAAACAATAGGTTTAAGCGCAATAAAGAGTGTATTCGAATCTCTCAAGCGGCCGGGGGAATCGAAAGCTCTAAAAATGCCGAAGGAGTTCAAATGAATCGTCCCCAAAATGCACAAAACGTCTTGATTCAAGGAAATGACTTTTATGATTACACCTCATACGGAATCTTATCGTTTGGGCAAATATATAACAACGAAATCGCCTGGAGCGATGGCATTCGTATTTTTGGGAACTATTTCAAACTGAAGGCGAAAGATGTCGGTGAATATGACAATGAGCAAGCTATCAAATTAGTCTTTGCAAGAAATGCTTTCATCTCTGATAACCGAATCTTCGGGGGAAGAAGGGGGATGTGGATAGAAGGATGTTTCAACACCTTTATTGATCGAAATTATGTGTCCTGCGTTGATACAGAAGCAATCTACGTAGAAAAAAGCAGAGACAAAACTTCTACCGTGCCGAAATCATATCACCTATCTATTGATCGAAACGAAATTAATACTACGGGCCGTAACGGTATTTTTATTCAAAACTGCGATCACTTTGATGTGAGAGATAATAATGTGATGAATACCAATAAAGAGCAAAGCAGTACGAGAGGTCGCGGAGGCATTTATGTGGAAAGCGGATACGACGGGCGGATTGAAAATAGCCGGATACGAGGTGTTGAGAAGGCGTTTGCGATTTTAGTTAAGGGCGCTGCAACAGAGGTGAATGTCACCAACACAAAAGGAACCGGCCGCGTCATAGTCGAGGGCGATTCGAACTTTAACGGATATTATGGTACGACTCAAGACGACTATATACGAAAAATCAGCACGAAGAGCAGCAGTTAAATTAAAGGGAGGGATGTCTCCGTATGATATATAAAAATTCCGAAGTCCATTTTGATGTAAACTCGCAAATCAAACGAAATGTTTCCGCAAACATTCAATTCAGTACGCAGGACATCGATACGGCAAAACTAACGTTCAGTTTAACGAAGGACGGCGTACCACTACCGATCAGCCAAGCGACTCACGGAAAACTGTTCATGCGGTTTGCGGACGGAAGCAAATTCTACGTTAATACGGAAGTTCAGGACGCGCTAGGGGGCGTTATTTTTTATGTCTTGACACCGGATCAGGTTACGCATTATGGAACGGTGCAGGCTGAGCTTTACGTTAATTACGACAACGGCCAAAAATTAAGCGTCCATAAGTTTTCGTTTGAAATCGATCGGGCGCTCGTTGATCAAGGCATCGCGCCAGTGGCCGAGTACTATATCGACGATTTCGAATCTCTCAAAGCCGCCGTTCAAGAAATGGCGGATGATGCCGAACAGGTCCTCGCTGAATTACAGAAGAAATTCGAAAATCTCGATAACATTGAAACGAAAGAAGGCGCTCAGGAAAAAGCGGACGCCGCAGAGGCTGGTGCGAAAACTTATACCGATGAGCATGCGGCTAAAATTGATAATCCGCACAAGGTAACGAAAGCTCAGATAGGACTTTCCAACGTTGATAACGTCAAGCAGGCGTCTAAAACGGATTTTGACAGTCATGTCGGCAACAAAACGAACCCACACGCGGTTACGAAGGCGCAAGTCGGATTGTCGAATGTAGATAACGTTAAGCAGGCGAGTAAGTCGGAATTTGATACGCATAGTAGCGATAACATTCGGCATATTACTGCGGCTGAACGAACGAAATGGAATGCCGGTCAGCTTTATAAGTTAACCGAAGACAGCGGAGACAGAAAACTAATTCCTGATGGCACTGACTTATTAACTTTACCGTCCGGTCTCTACTATGGCGTCAGCAGCAAAATTGTAAACTCTCCGGATCCAAATGCGGTCGAATGGTTTCATTACGACGTTTCAACTAATAGCGCGCGCAAAACGATTGTTGTAACAGCTACAGCCAATCCTAAAAGGTGGTTCGGAACAATTCACACGGACGGATCATTTAAAGGTTGGCGCAGATTTATAACAGAAGATGATTTTTTAAAGAAAACTTTTGTAGATACGTACGACTTCGACAACTCTGCATTTACTGCGACCGAAGGGGTTGTAACAAAAATAAAATTCGGTACAGCGCGGGCAGATGATCAGTCCGAGTATGATCAAACGAAATCAGAAATCACTTTAAAAAACAGTGGTTTATATTTGGTGAGGTTATATATCTCAGCGACATCTATTCCGGCAAACTCTGACATAAGTTTGATTTGTTATGTTAACGATGCTCAGTATCAAACAATATCGTACTGGTATCCTACAAGAACGGCGCAGACATATGTGTCATTTTTGCAGCAGAAATTTAGCAGCGGGGATAAAGTGACCTTTCACATATTTCCGAAAATAACCGGGAGCACACCTTCGTCAGTTAGCGTGAAAAATGCATTTTTGACAATGTCACAAATTAGATAGCAAAGGGTGTGAATATAAATGAATTTAGCGCTGGCCGTTAAATACCTTTTCCCTAACGCGGTAATCGGGGAGGATTTTGTAATAAGAGATGACGGGGATGGCCGCGGTCAATATATTGAAATTTGGAACTTGAGTGATCCTCAGCCTAGCGATAAAGAGCTACAAGTTGCTTGGGAGAACTATCTGAAAAACCCGGTTGACGTTAGTCCTGAAATGTCTCATACAGAACAACAACTACTAAAATTAGGGCAAGAAATTTCTTCTTTGAAAATCGATGTTCTAGTTTTAAAAGGAGGATCAAGCAATGGATCTTAACTTTTGGGTGTATGCTCTTTATTATAAATGGGCTGATGTCAGTATGGTGAAACAAGCTATGCAGTATAACGATATTACGCTGGAAGAATTAAGAGATGGTGTAGAACACGGACTTGTTACGCCGGAACAATACGAGGAAATTACCGGAGATCCTTACGAACCTGATACGCCACCAAGCGAAGACGAAAACGTAACTAATAGCGAACAGGAGGCGTAGTCATTGGGCGAACCGTCGAACAACGAATTGCACGGTAAGATTGCCGACATTCGCGAATGGCTTGTGCGAATCGATACGAAGGTCGACTATTTCAACGAAGTAAAACATACAGCAGATCGTGCGCATGAAAAGGCAGACGAAGCGTTGGCACTCGCGAAAGAAAGTCGGGCGGATATCTCCGACATGAAAGCAAATACGAAATGGTTATGGGGCGTAATTCTCACGGTCGTCGGGTTGGCGATCTCGGGGATTGCGCTATTTTTATGAGCCCGTTCGGTGAGAGTCCGGCGGGCTTTTTGTATGCGCAAAATTAACGAAAAGGGAGACGATTAAATGGCGATTTCAGTCAAGAAAAACCTCGTCGCATCAAGCAAGTATTCCGTTAAATGTCCGTACTCTATGAACGCGAAGTACATCACGTTTCACAATACGGCGAACGACGCTTCAGCAGCGAATGAAATTGCGTACATGATCCGCAATAACAACGAAGTATCGTATCACTTCGCGGTAGACGATAAAGAAGTAGTTCAGGGGCTTCCGACTAACCGCAACGCCTGGCATTGCGGAGACAGAAACGGACCAGGCAACCGTTCATCTATCGGCGTTGAGGTCTGTTACTCGAAGTCCGGAGGCGCTAAGTATAAAGCGGCCGAAAAGCTTGCGATTAAATTCATCGCTCAGCTTTTAAAAGAGCGCGGGTGGGGCGTTGATCGCGTTAAAAAACACCAGGATTGGAGCGGAAAATACTGCCCGCACCGTGTACTCGATGAGGGACGTTGGGATGCGGTGAAAGCGGCTATCGCTGCGGAATTGAAAGCGCTCGGAGGAAAGGCGGCTAACCCTGCGAAATCAACGCCGAAATCTTCCGGAAAGACTTATACCGTTAAGAAAGGCGACACGCTTTCGGAAATCGCGGTTAAAACAGGCGTCAGCGTGGCGAAACTTCAGTCCTATAACGGTATTAAAAATCCGAATAAAATCATGGTCGGCCAAGTACTGAAGCTTACGGGGAGCGGCGGTTCCAAATCGTCATCAAGCGGTAAGAAGTACGTATATCTTCCAGCATCTGCCGACTCGTGGCGCATCTATCCGACTAACAAAGCGCCGGTCAAAGGGAACGAGATTAACTATTTGCGTCCGAAGAAATTTGGCGGCCTAAAATACGAGATCCTTGCGAATCCACAAACGGACGTCTATACGATCAAAACGGATCAGTTCGGAAAAGTGAATATCTACGCGTCGAAATCAACCGGCGCAACTATTAAATAACCGAAAAGGGAGACGATATAAATGGAAGAAGTATTATTATTTGCGACTGTGTTGGCGCCCATCCTAACGGCGCTTGTTCAACTTGTTAAGAAAACGATTAACATGCCGACCAATGTTGTGCCTGCGGTTAGCTTCGTTTTAGGAATCGCACTCGGAGCCGTGGCCTATCCGTTTACGGACCTCGAACTAGTATTGCGGTTGTGGGCCGGCGGTTTTGCGGGACTGGCTGCGACGGGTCTTTTCGAGATCGGCGCAAAACGTGAAGGAACGACCAAGTAAGCGGAACTTTTGGCGGGCGCCTGCGTATTATTGCGTAGGTGCTCGTATACATAAATTGGTTTGCGGTTAGGTTTGGCGATAGAGTATAATTTTAGTAATGTTATTAACTAGAAGGACGTGATCTAGTTGTCGGATGTTCAAACGAATTTACCAACTATTGAAGTTATACAAAAAGAAAGCCGCTTTAAATTTTTACGCGTCTTAAGTTCATTTGGAGTGGTAATGGGATTCATTTTGGGTCTTTTGTTGATTCTAGGCGGAATATTGATGTGCCTTACAATAATTTTGATTTTACCTGGATTAGGTTTCTGTTATTTAGGTGCTGGTGTTTTATACGCTACGCTCGGAAATTCTAAAGTGGAGTGTCCTAACTGCGGAAAGAAAGCGACCGTATCGAATGGATCCGAAGATTTTAAGTGTAAGCGTTGTAATCAGGCTGTAATTCTAAAATGGGTAACTAAGCCCCGAACCTGAGTGTTTGGGGTGTTTTTATTTTCCCCGATAATTCTATTCACGAACCTCGAATAATTCATTCATATCAGTAATCCCCAAACCTTTCGCAACTTTTGCTATATGCTCCCTGTTAAAAGTACTGCGTTGATTTGCGCATAGCTCCGAAATTACATTATGCCTCACACCAATTTCTTCGGCGAACTTCGTCTTCTTTATTCCTCGTTTGTCCAATATATCCTCAAGTTTTATGTATAGGCGCATTTTTATTCACCTCTAAATATTTGATGATTACATTCTATCGCTTTATCGATAATTTGTAAATAGGTTATTGACATATCGATAATTGATCGATATTATTTAATTATCACCATATCGATAATTCGATCGAAGGCGGAATCGTTATGCATTATTTAGCGGATCACCAAACGTTCGACTCGACGGCCGAACTCAACACGGCAGTCTACGAACACATCAAAACGCAATACATACGAATTAAACGAAACGGACCGGACCGGCTTACGCTGAAGACGATTGCTCGTTACGCGGTCAAGTTCGCTGGCGCAGCGCATCTCAAAGCGGAAACACTCGCGGACCTTATCGGAAAATCCATCAAGACGGCGCGTCGTGCCGTCAACAAACTCGCATCACTTTCGATCATCCAGAAGGTCGCAACAACCCGGAAAATAAACGGCGGCCACGGCGCAAATATTATCGTCATTCTTCCGGTTGACCAGTCGACAATGACCACGCGTGGGGATGCCGAAAAGCCAACGGA